ATGTCACCAAAATCTGTGCACGTAACGAAGGATCCGAAAGGTGGTTGGAAAGTGGTTCCAGCCAAAGGCAAATCGATTGGCACGCTCGAAACCCAAAAAGAAGCACAAAACGTGGGGAGGGACCTTCTCAGGAATACAGGAGGTGGAGAACTCGTGATCCACAATCGAGAAAACCTCATCCGCCAGAAAGATACGATCGCCCCGGCAAAAGATCCGTATCCACCTAAGGGTTAGTTAGCTGTCCCCCTTCGCTTAGCGGCCCTGGCGTTCGCAACCTGCGCCATCACCGATGTGGGAGAGACGCTAATTCTCGTGTAACCACTCTAAGCGATTCGCCTGTCTACACCTCCCTCTTAGTCAATTCTTCAACTTCCACATTTATAGAATATTTGTTCTATTATCATGTATAGTCAGTTATCATCCTGTCCCCGCGCTTCCAGGCAGCCCCGCCCTGTTTCCGGGTGCCGACGTTACCGGCGCAAGTAGCTCACAGGAGTAAAAATGGCCGACGTCCAGAAGCATTTTGAGCAGTTCAACGACACGATCAAGCTCAAGAGATTTGATCAGAACCAAACTCTCCGTGAAAAGAGAGACATTGTTCAAAGTAAGTTGAAAGATCGGCTTCCTCAAGTTTTCGCTGACCACAAGGAAGAATATCGCGTGCCCCGCTTTAGAGATCAGGGTAGCTATGAGATGGGGACTGGAATCAAACCCCTCCATGGTGACTACGACATAGACCAAGGCGTGTATTTCGATGTCAGCACTGAAGACTATGAGGACCCTGTCACGCTGAAGAAGCGTGTCCACGAAGCACTTGATGGTCACACAAAACGCGTTGAGATTCGCAGATCGTGCGTCACCGTCTTCTACCAGCAGGATGATGAACCAATCTATCACGTCGACCTAGCGGTGTATTCCAATGGGTCCGCTAACGCAGATGGTAAGAGCAAGCTCGCTAAAGGGAAAGTCGGCTCCTTAGAGGAGAACAAGTTCTGGGAAATATCCAACCCCCAAAAGCTCTCCGAGGCCATTCTTGGCATGTTTCCCGATTCAGTCGAACGTGCTCAATTCCGCAGGCTCGTCCGCTACCTAAAGCGCTGGAGAGACAAAAAATTCTCCTTGGATGGTAACGGTAAGCCGTCTGGGATCGCTCTCACCGTGGCCGTCTCTAATCTCCTGCAGCCTGTCATCACAGATACATTCTCCGGGAGAGCGGACGACCTCACTGCCATCACCAACGTAGTAAGAAGCATGATCAACAGCTTCTCCTACACGATAAGCGAGGAGACTGGGAACATCGTCGAGCGGTTCGTAACCAAGCTTCCCATTGACCCATACGGCGATCTCTTCGAGCGCATGACAGATAATCAGATGTCTGTGTTTAAGGAAAGACTAGAGACCCTTCTGGAGACTCTTGAAGTCGCGTCCGAACTGAGTGACGAGATTGAGGCCTGCAAGGAACTGCGCCGCCAATTCGGAGACGACTTCCCGGTGCCTGAGGAGAAGGAAGCATCTAGGATTCACGGTCGCGCTATCGTTTCGTCCAGTAGTAGCGCCTAGATGGATATAGAGGTAAGAGTTGGGGAAGTTGTCGAAGCCCTCGAAGAATTCCTCACAGACATCACCCCTCTTCCCAACCCCAATGGATCGCATGGATTTGAGGGGAGGCTAGAGATAGATGGCAAGTCGGTTACCCTCTCGGCGGTCTTGAGTTATGATTTTCCCTTCTCTCTCCCTCGCTATTACTTGAAGCCTTGGGATGCTCTCGGCCGATTGCCTCACATCATGGACAACGGGAACATCTGCTTCCTGAGCCCCGAGGGAACTGTCGCCGATGCTGACCTCCAGGGGGACATCGTGCGAGAATCACTCCAGTTAGCGGTTGATGTACTTGTCGATGGAGCATCCGGAAAGAACCGCGATGACTTCATGGATGAGTTCTACGCCCACTGGAATAGACTTGAGTCAGATCTTCAGGTCAGGACCATATTCACCCCCACAGACCAGACCAAACTTCTCGACGTACTAGTCGATGACAAGGGGGTGAAATGGATTGGTGACTCACCAGGCGATTTCAAGCGATTCAGTCCCACCTTCACCCTGGAAGGTGCAGTCCAAGAGCGATCAGCTGTCTACCTACCGTTGAAGGAAGGGAGTGTATTTGCCCCTCCTTGGAGAGATCAACCATTCTGGTCTATTACAGAGTTCAGGGCCAACATCCTCGAGAATCTGAACGATGATGCCAAGGGGCGACTAAGATCAATCCGTCGTAGAACCCATAATGAAGCACTGTGGGTCATAGCTGGTATTCCCAGACCCTCCGAGGGTAAAGCCTTGGTCGGAATTAAATTCTCCGAGTTCAGCAACGCCACGCACCCACTCTCGCCTTCAGGGAATCCTCGACAGATTCAGCCTTTCAGGGTGGAGAGAGTAGACCAAGAAGTTCTGATATCCCGTGGTGGTGGTCACCACGACATCGCGGGGATACGAGCACTTGTCGTAGGGGCTGGTGCCGTTGGCGGGCGAGTTGTTTCTGAGCTCGCCCAATCAGGCATTCGCAGTATCACTGTTGTGGATCATGATGACTTCAACCCCGAAAACACCTTCAGGCACCACCTGGGGAAATTCTACTGGGGGACGAACAAGGCTCTCGCTATGAAGTTTGCTATCGAGCTAGAGTTGCCATATGTAGAAGTTACTGCTGTCCAAAAGAGCATTCAGAATGCGATAGCGACGGGTGCTGTCTTGCTAGATGACTTTGACTTAGTGGTGATCGCTTTAGGCAGCCCAACTATCGAGCTGGCCATGAACCAAATGGTCATAAATATGACGAGTGAAAAGCATGTCATATTTACTTGGACAGAACCGCTTGGCATCGGTGGCCATGCACTTCTTGTTCGACCTGGTACTCCAGGGTGCTTTCGATGTCTCTACAAAGACAGTGACAACCCCGAGGAGCATTTCACCAACCGAGCATCCTTCGCTGGTCCGAATCAACGCTTCGGTAAAGACCTGACTGGCTGTGGGTCGCTATACACACCTTACGGCTCGACTGATGCAGCGATGACTTCTGTGCTGGCTGTTCAGCTAGCACTGGATGCCCTTACCGGCGTTGAATCCGGCAGCCCGCTTCGGTCCTGGAAGGGGAGTGCTCGAGCATTTCTTGATCAAGGATTCCGGCTATCTAGTCGATACCATTCCTCCACTCAAGATATGGTCAACCATCAGTACAGCTATAAAAACGACGACTGTCCCGTCTGCAGTAAATTCTCCAGTGAGGATTTCATGTCTTGAGTAGCGACCTTCACCCCCCCCTGGTCTTCCAGCGATCGGGAAAAGGACAGTTAATTGTCTCCAGAGAAGCTCTTGGAACTATTCTGCCCTATCGCCAATTTTCTCTTTCCAGCCATGAGGCTGGAGGCGTCATGCTCGGAAGATACTCTGCAAGCTCCGAGGACATAATTATGGAGTCGGTGACAACTCCCCAATCACGAGACAAGCGATCGAGATACCGCTTTCATCGTGCCAAGCAGCCCCATCAACTCATGATTGATGAAGCATGGAGGCGGAGTGGAGGCATTACAACTTACCTCGGCGAATGGCACACCCACCCCGAGGAGGATCCTATTCCTTCGATGATTGACCGGATTAGCTGGACAAAAAAGTTGATGGTCGACAACTTCTCGGAGGCAATCTTCTTCATGATCCTAGGAACTGCAACAGTTCGAGTTTGGGAGGGCGCTCATCGGCATCCGGCCCAGCACTTTATCGGAGAGCGCTCAATATGAGTCCGAGGAAAACCGGAAGAGGGTCCCGCCCTCCCATCCCAGAGCCTATTAAGAGAATTCTATGGGCAAAGGCTGCTGGGCGATGTGAGTTTCGAGGCTGTAACAAACTGGTCTACAGGGACAGTCTTACCCAACAGCAATCAAATCTGGCCACCATTGCCCACATAGTCAGCTACAGTCCTAATGGTCCAAGAGGTGATGAGGTTAGATCTCCCCAACTAGCAACAGACATAGCAAACCTGATGCTGACCTGCCTAGTACACGGTAAAGTAGTTGACGACGATGATAAGGTGGTCGATTACCCAGAAGAGTTGCTCTTAGAGTACAAACGCGAACATGAAGATCGCACTCGAATGCTTACTGCGATTACTGATGAGGCACAAACCCATGTGCTAATAGTCAACGCTCCGATCGATGGACAACGTTTCGAGATCAGTCAGCAAGCTGCCTACAAGGCGATCCTGCCCAAGTACTCTGATTCAGAAAAGCCGACCACTATAGATTTGACTTCGATAAACCTTCCGCCTAGCACGGAAAATGTATTCTCTGTCTTATCTGGACAACTCTCTGATGATATCCGCCGCTTCCGTGGCAGCCTCCCATACGGCCATGCTGATAAGTCAATCTCAGTGTTCGCCCTCGCACCAATTCCCTTACTGGTACACCTTGGGTATGAATTAGGAGATCTCGACGAAGTTGATTTATACCAGCGGCATCGCGGGAGCCAGTCATGGACTTGGAAAGAATCTGACGAAAGCGATAGCGATATTGACATAGCTCAGCTCTATACCGTCGATTTTCCGACCAACGTTGATTCAGATGCAGAGGTCGTCCTCGCCATTTCTATAAGCGCATCTGTCCGTCAGCAGCAAATCGATGCAACTGTCGGGCAGAATGCAGCGGTATTCTCCATTCGAGCTAACGAACCGGGGCCGGATTTTCTTCGGTCTAAAAGGCGTCTGGAGTTCTTTGGCTATGAGTTTCGACGACTATTAGAGAGTATTCGATTGCGATATGGCAGGGGCAAAACGGTGCATCTGGTAGGCGCTATTCCCTCTCCTGTAGCAATCGAAGCTGGCCGCAGCATAGAACGCCATCACCCACCGTTCAAGGTCTATGAGTATGACAAGCCAGCTGAATCCTATTTTGCAGGACTGATCATTAATGAAAGAGGAAAAGATGAGCAACGAACCACGACTCTTTAGCCTCCATCGCAACTTTGACGAGAGTGGAATCAGCGGTAAGGGACGTGTGCTTGACGGCATCGTATTCCACAATGGCCAAGTAGTCGTTTGCTGGCGGTCAGACATCAACGAAGACAAGCCGGGCTTTTCCAGTCTGGGTATTTACCCAACATGGGAAGCCTTCATGTTTGTTCATGTTGATCCTCATCCAAATAATAAAACTGAAATCAGATTCAAGGACGAGTAGTTGCTCGTGGAGGCTCTATGGCTTGGCGGGAGGTTGTGGATGTTGCAACGCTGATCTCTGGATCGGCGGCATTTGGTGCTCTGGTAGTAGCTATTCGTTCGAACCAAATGACATCAAAGGCAATCGAGGCAGATGTACTTCTCAGGCTAGAAGGGGTAGTGGCTGCTCATGCCAGGGCATATTCCCTACTTCGACCGTCAGGAGCGTGGGGCGACGCTAAAGCCGGCCCCAATACCGGCGAAGAATGGGAGATGGTGGATGAGTATATGGGATTCTTCGAGATCCTAAATACGTTGGTCGAGCAGAAAATCCTTTCGGTTCAGCATGTCAAAGACTTCTACGAATATAGATATGACAATATCATCTCAAACGATTTAATCCGAAGAGAAAAACTAGTTCACGAGAGGAATGATTGGGGAGGCTTCTTGCGGTTAGGGGAAAAACTGGGGCTTATCGTAGATGAAGATGGAAATGTGTTCTAGCCAGAAGGCCTAAACCGCCACCCTCTCCAACTCACCCAGACTTCTATCCCGCTGCTCTTTGAGATCCGCCAATTCCTGGGTCGTCAGCTCCCGCATCTTCTGCTCGAAGATGGGGACTAGCTCGGAATACACAGCGCCTGTCTGCTGATTGACTCGAAGCTCGTACCTCTCACCAGTCTGAATCATGATGGGCTGGCCATGTTCGTCTACGTCTAACGCTTGCTGCGATTCCAGCACTCCGTCGGCTATCACTGTGATTGATGACATCTCATCTGGATCTATAGATAATCCTAGAGGACTCGACAGCCCCTTGAGGTGGCAATTAGGACATTTGCCAGCCTGAAGCCCCACAAATTGCGGTTCTGGGAACTGTTCCAGGATTTGAGCGGTCGTGAGGTCATAAGGTGTAGAGTCTACTGCCTCACCTGAGAACTGCCAGCGATAGGGGCAGTTACCACAGATCCATGTTTTGACAGCAGCTTCCATTAGTATTCTCCTTCAAAAATATAAGTGGCAACATATGATCCGGGATTTCCATCGCCTCTCTCTATTCGAACAGTGACGCCATCTGGAAACACACCTGTCGGAAGATTATTTGTGTGGGTAGCAGCCAGGACACCCTTCATATAGTACTTAACATTAACTCCTGGGTTATAGACCATTGCTACATTCTCAGATTGATATGCTTGAGTAAGTGATGCCTTAATATCGGTTTTGGTCGTCGATGATCCATTACCATTATGGGCATAGAACATATTTTCAAATACCGTGTAGCAGCCCACCCCCTTAGCGTTTTTGATGCTAGCGGTAGTATGGGAACTCAACAAACCAAGAGACATCTTTACTCCCGAGCCCAGTCCGTAAGTCAGGGCGAAATCAAATGCCATACTGAATTTATTACTGTATGAAATCCCGGATCTTGATCCAGGATACAAATCCCACTGAGCATAATCCCCCGAATTTTCCCCCTGAAACCCCATGCCATAATTGGGAGAATATGTCACCGATTTAGATGAATCAACCAAGAGTCCACCATCAGACCGCTTGAGCCCATCAAATTGAAAGTGGTTGAAGAGCCTATTTTGATAGGCAGTACCTCCTTCCCCGCCACCAGCATTGGCAGCCACATATGCCTTGATCGCCTTCTGACTTGGCACCTTGGTATCCGAGTCAGCGGCTAACGTGGCGTCTGTATCAAGATCAGCCGCGGCCGCGGTACCCAACGTTGGCTTATTGAGAATCTGCCCCAGACCAGAGGTGGCATCCCAGTCACTTTGTACCTGAGCTGAGGGAATAGACGGCCTATTTGTCAGGTCGTCATATGAGCCTGAAGTGGCAACAGTCGCCAGATCTTCCGGCTGTACTGCACTGGCAGCCAAGCCTCCTTGGGTAGCGGTGGCAAAATCGGCTGTATCCGCACTCGACGCACTACCTAGCGTCGGCTTGTTGGAGAGGCTGTCGTAGTCGCCATCAAACAGCGCTGGTTTGTTGAGGATCCGAGCATCTCCAGAAGAAGCATTCCAGTCAGACGGCACATTCTTCTGAGCGTCGGCTTCAATATCAGCCAGTTTCGATCTCTCGGATGGCGACAAGATTTTATTGGTGTCGCCCTCCACCATGTTGTCCATGTCGAAGGCATCGGCCGCGACACTATTCGGGTCATAGGTCGCCCTGACCATGTCTCCCCCACCAGGCAACTCAGCCCAAGAAGGGTCGGCACCATCAGTAGTCAGCCACTTCCCGGAATTCCCGGCTTGGTCGGGCAGACTGTCCCCCACCTCAATCTCAGCCCATGAACCATCACCCTTGTAATACGTCGTCGAACTTGGGGTTCCAGTGGCATCTATATCGGCCACAGCTACCTTGTCTTTGGCGGCCAACTCTCCCAATTCATCGGGTTGGATGGCCGACTCGGCCAAAGCACCTTGTTCGGCAGTGGCGAAGTCAGTAGTGCTGGCCGCGGCAGCGCTGCCAAGGGTCGGCTTGTTCTTTATGAAGGCATCGGATGATGAGTTGGATTCGTTGAAGTCGGCCTGCACATTGACCTCAGCCCCGGCAGCAATCCCGTCTACCTTGTTCTTGAGTGCGGTAGTGAAGCTGGCAGTCGTTGAATCCAGCACAGATTTGTTGGTGTGGGAGTGACGAGCAGCGGTGTTGGCGGCCACATCACTATTGGCCTCAACCAGCTCATCAGAGAAATAGAGATTGGCATCGCCTTCGGGCACATCATCAGAGGAATCGGGCCCTGGTGAAAGCTCTGTATAGGCGGATCCATCCCAGCGATACACCCTGTTGGTGTCCCGGGCGACATAGATGGTGCCGGTACTGCCGGTTGAGGGGAAGGCATCAGTGTCATCGAACTCCAGTACCTCAGATACAGCAGAAGGCAGCTGCGAGCTTGGAACCTTGCCGGATCCATCGAGCGTGGCCAGACCATTGTTCTGTCCCTTCTGGGCGGTAATCCGGGCGTCTGCGGCGGTGTTGAAGTTGGATATCGTGCTGGCGGTTTGGGTACCGGTATGGTTGGCCCTGTTTTTCAAATTGGCATCGGTATCATTGGCTGTCGCGCCATCTTGCAAGCTAGACAGCTTGCTGTCTTTACTCTCGGTATAGCTGGCGGTGGTACCATCCAGAATTGCCTTGTTGTTGTGAGAGTGAGAGGCAGCTTTACTGGCCGCAACATCACTATTGGCCGAAACGGCAGTCTGGAAGTCAGAGATAGTGGATGCAGCCTGGGAGCCAGTGTGTGTCGAGCGACTGCGTAGTTGGGCATCGGTAGCATTCTTGGTAGCCTGGGCTGCTATCCCATCGAGCTTGGACTCATCGGCAGTGGTGAAGGAAGCGGTGGTTGCATCCAAGACCTCCTTGTTGTCATGGTCATGCCGGACGGCAGTATTGGCAGAGACATCATCGTTGGCCGAGACAGTCGCCTGGAAGTTCGAGATGGTATTGGCGGTCTGGGTACCGGTGTGATTGGCACGCTTGGTGGCGTCAGTATTTGGGACTGAGCCGAGGCCAACGTCTGCCTTGGTAGTACCCTCCCAGCCAGTAGTGCCATCGGACTTCTTCTTCAGCGAGTGACCAGTAGTTGCATCGGCAGCAGCGGCCGCCCCAACTCCTACCTTGGTTTCAAGCTGAATAATGGCGGCGTTCTTGTCGTTGTTGTCTGTGGTAGGGATGAGATCGCCCGTGGCTCTGTCTGGCAGAGAGGTGGTCGTATCAATAGCGTCGGGGAAGAGTGAAGGCATAGGGAATTACGGAGGAGTTTGTATCCCTATTATACCAGTGCGCCTAGTTGTACACGGATAATTCATAGAGAGTTTGACCGTAGATGCCAGGGGTTGTGGTGTCCTCATAGTGCGACACGTCATACCTGGCGGTGCCATAGCGGTTGTCGGCCAACGGGTAGCAGTAGCCAGGAGTAAAGAGCGGAGTTTTCCCGGCCATCATCGGCATCTTGGCCGTGAACAGCCCTCCCCTATTGCCAAACAAGCGTCCACGAGAGCCAAAGATGGAACGTCGAGGGACAAATATGCGGGTTTCACACGCTGGATCTAGGACAATGTCGTCCACACTCTGCATCTGGTACGTTCCCACCACAGCCAATACCAGCGCTTCAGAAACGTCCAATGCTTCCAGCGATTGCGACTGACTGGTGTCATCAACAGCCAGATCCGATTGCTGGTTGAATGTGATGGAATCAAGGGTTTGCGACTGCTCAAGACCGGCTGTTGAGAGGGTGTGAGATTGGCCAAGCTCGATCGAGTCAGTCACCTGAGCCTGGGAACTATTTGCCACATCCAGAGCATTCGCCTGACGGATCTCTACTGCCTCAAGCGTCTGAGATTGAGACGTGCCAGAGACCTCCAGTGTGTGGTCCTGGTGGAGAGACACGCCAGAGAGAGATTGTGATTGAGAGGTGTTGGCAGGGGTCAGCCAGTAGTCCTGTCCCAGTTCCACCGTCTCAGTCCATTGCTGCTGTGTGAGTCCGGTCACTGCCAGCATCTGCTCCTGGGTCAGATGAATTGTCTCTATCCCCTGCTGCTGCAATAGAGAGTCGACCGCCAGTTTGTGCAGTTGGGTCAGGCTCGGCTGTTCTAGCTCTTGTGCTTGCTGTGTGTCCTCAACCATCAACTGTCCGGCTATTCCAATGGTGATGTTCTTGAGGGTTTGCGCCTGGTTGAGGCCACGAACGTCAAGAACATGTGACTGGGTGAGGTCGGGGGTATCCAGGGACTGAGTCTGATGACTGCTTTCTATATCCAGAGTTGAGTCTTCAATCAGTTTTGGACTGGTAGTGATTTGACTCTGGGCAGTGTCATCAACGGACAGATGATGCGATTGGGTGAGAACGACGCCCTGCAAGGCCTGTTGCTGGGATGTATTGGCAGTCTCCAGTGTCTTTGCCTCAATGAGATTGACGGCCTCTGTTGCCTGGCCTTGGGAGCTTCCTGCCACCACAAGCGTGTGGGCTTGAGTAAGATCCAGCGCATCGAGCGCCTGGGATTGAGTGCTGTTGTCTGTTGACAGCTGATGATTCTGCTCAATAGTGATGGCGTCGAGTGTCTGGGATTGTTCGGTTGCTGCAGGCGCAATGATATTGGCCTGAGACAGTGTCACACCATCGAGAGTTTGGGCTTGGGCTGTCTCGGCCGGAGCGATGGTATGTGCCTGAGTAAGGGCAACAGATGTAAGTGTCTGCCCTTGTACGGTGTCCTCTATCTCCAGGAAGTTGGCCTGAGTGATGGCCACGGAATCCGTCTCCTGAGACTGCGATGTGTTGGCTAGGGTCAGGACATGCTTCTGACTCAGCTCCACCGCGGCCACAGACTGAGATTGCTGGGTATTGGCAGGTTTGAGCTGGAAGTCTTGCGTGAGAGCGACACCCTCCAACGCCTGGGATTGATTAGTGTTGGCGACATCAAGCGTGTGGGCCTGGGTGATATTCAAGGTTTCCAACGTCTGTGTCTGGGTGGTATTGGCAGGCGTCAGATGGAAGTCCTGGATGAGGTCGGCAGTCTCAAGTCCTTGCGCTTGAGTTGAGTCATTGACATCAAGGAAGTTGGCCTGGGTGATGGCGACACTCTCGGCCGACTGAGGTTGTGAAGTGTTGGCAATGGCAAGCTGATGCTTCTGGGTGAGCGAGATGCTTTCCAGGGATTGGGATTGGGAGGTCGCTGCCTGCTGGAGTGTGTGGGATTGAGTCAGGGAGAGAGAGTCGAGAGATTGAGATTGGGTGGTGTTGGCGGGTTCGAGGGTGCTGCCAACGGGCGCTGGCATCATGTTTATCGATCCCACTACTATATTGTTTGACGCGACATTTTCCTGAATATTGCTTGTCATGGCAATCCGGATAGACCTATAAAACGGTAGCTGGTCTACTGCGATGATGGCGGTCTCTATTTCAGACCAAATTCCATCCATGAGCCTATCCATACGATACTCGCCGGAGTTGCTCACCCCTATTCGGATATAACAACTAAGACTCATAGCGACAGTGCTGAGAACTGAAGTATCCCTGTAAGGTTTACAAAAAGATCGGCCGAGAGAGCTGTTAGATCCCTCCAGCAAATCGAACTCGTTAGCCACCACCCCAACCGCTGCAATTACACTTGGGTCATATGTTGTCCCGTAAAGCGCCCTAACATCCTCGCCCATGACTGATCCCAGCGCGACAACCATTCCACTACTGCTATTGTTGGGGTAAGATCCAGGTCCAAATCCTCTTGGAACTTCGAACACTAGGCTTGAATCTACAAGATTGAAAGTATTACTGGATAGTAGGACTTTTGTCCCCAACTTATATCCACCACCACCTAAACCGCTATTTGTTAGAACAGCATCTGATTGACTTCCGGTGTTTAGCACCATCCAGTTACTATTAGCTGTGGGGGTGCTGGTCAAAGGGTCAATTAGAGTGTCTATGTTCGGCGGGTCTTGACTCATCCAGTCATTTCCCGACGCGACTGAGTTCGCTCCTATATACTTGGGGGCATCTCCAGATGGGTACTGAGAAAGCATCGCCAAATTCTGACCATAACAACTTCCATCATTGGTAAAAACCCAATTAGTCCCCTCAGCAGACGAAAAGGTTAATCTGTTGGTCGACGAGTATCCAATACCTATAAATTTAAATACTGTAACTGTTCCGCCGTCCGGCATGCTCATCAGGTGGGACTGATCGTTGGCGCTTCGCACATCAAAGAGTCGGAATATTGGCGACCCAAGGATGTTCAATTCCACAGACCAGGAAGCCGAACCAAGATTGATCCTAACATCGTTAAACGTCTTGGAAAGTGTTTCAAAATAGTAATCGTAACCCTCAAGGTTCAATTCAACCAAAGACTGCCCTGCGTCAAATGTTAGATTGCTACCAAGTAGAGAGAAATTGTTGGTACATACAAGGTGGCCTTGGCCAAGGTCTATGGTGCGTGGTGTTGATCCCTGTGATGTAAAGAACCCCCATGTACCATCCACCGTTAATTTGTATGACGAAAGAGAGAGGGTGCCATTTGTGTGATCGAGCGATCCACATACGGCATTGTCAGTTAGCGTGACCGTGTAATTCCCCGCGAGACTGACGTCATCGCTAGGTGTTGGTACCCCAGCCCCGCCAGCGCCTCCAGATGTAGAACTCCACACTGAAGCGTCATTCCAACTACCAGATTTAATCGCATATCTATTAGCCATATCAAACAAAAACGGCGGCCGCCATATGAGCAGACCGCCGAGTCCTTAGTTCTTCATTCTTGCTGTTCTAACTTACTGCCCCGATTTCATGTGAGAAAGCTGGGATTGTCACTGTGTTACCAGAGGTGACGGGTTGCAAGGTGCAGGTGGTCACCAGGAGAAGATTCGTCCCGTCGCAGATAGCGACGTGAGTTGCATCGTCGGTGGCATCAACTGGAATATCGGCTTGCTGGGCAATGGTCACCTTGCGTGCGGTCCCGGAGCCAGCGGCGATCGTGAAACTGCCATTGCCATCACCTGGGGTCAGAGTGGCATCAGCCAGCTTGTAGGTGGTTACTGCTTCAGTTCGATTAGTGGGTTGGTCTGAGCAAACGGTAATGGTGGTGCCGGTAGCAATCTTTGCCAGGGCAGCATCAGGAACGATGGAATTGATGTATTTAGCCATAGTTATTCACCTTCCCCTCTGGCCTGCAGGATAGCCTCGATCAGATCCCCGCGTGTTTCATAAGTAGCGAAGTCAAGACCGAGCTCCAAATTGGTGGCATAGGTCTCCAACGTCGTGCGATGGAGTTTGGAGAGTTCGGCTTTGTCGGCCGTCTTTCCCACAGTCACGCTGGTTGTGGTGTTGATGACAAGGTTGTCGCCTTCAGTCATGACTTCAGTTTGGCGATCATTTACTTTTAGGGTGATTTCTTCCATATATGCGGTCTCCAAATGTATTATTCTTCCCCATCCTCTTCAGGTGTGACTTCTGCCAGCGGAGCCACTTCAACCTTGCTCCCTACACTCAGCGGCTTCCAGATACAGAAGTACGTCAGTTCGCCGGACTCTATATCTGCTGTTCCCACCGTCTGGATGATGTCCTGATTGACTATCTTCTCGGTTAGGATGCTGGATAGTTCTATCGAGGCGTCGGGGGTGGCGTCATGCCATAGCTCATCAGAAGCCAGGTTAGTGGCGGTGGTTGAGGGGATGAGAGCAGCGTCTGAGAGGGTGGTGCCTATCTTGATTGTGGCCGTGGCTCCTGTCAGTGCTGTGTTGCAGCGAGCAAACACTTTTACCAATACCGTGCCAGTCACTGTAAACAGGGTGGTGGGGTTACGTTGACCATCATAGTCACCAACATCATCAACTGTCAGACCATCAAACACCACTGTCTTTTCAACTGTGGTGCCAATGTCAGCCGACAGACGATTGAGGTTGAACTCGGAGAAGGCCACTAGGCAGCCTCCTGATGGGCCTTGATGGCCTCCTGCAAGTCTTTGTTGGTCTTGTGCTCGTCAGTGACTTCAAGCCCGATTTCAGTCGCCAAGGCTTCTAATTCACCCCGGTTCATCCGGGATACAGGTTTAGATGTCTCGTCTGTCTCAACCACCTCAATCTCACCAGGCTCTGCGTCTGCAAGGGCTTCTGGCTCGTCAACCTCTACTTCGTATGTCTGCTCTTCAGAGATTGGCTGATCGGCCTGTTCGTCTTGCTGAGGCTCAATGTGTTGCGCTTCTTCAGTAGTGGTGAACCATTGAGGATAGGTGGCCAACAGGAACTCGGCTATTGTGTTGTCAATCTCGTAGGTACCTGGTTCTCTGAGGGTTAGACCTTGGGCGTTGGCATAGGCCTCGCCAGTGAAATGCAGATTCATAGAATTACAAGTTATCCGGGTCTACTTCCAGGGTAGAGCTGTAGTCTGTGTCAGTGACGGTGGCATCAGAGTCCAGCTTTTCAAGCAGACTGTTAAAGTTTGGTAGAAGTCCAAGATTTACTGTGCGCTTGGTTTTGGTGACATCATTTTCCATGTTGTCAATCGCCTCCTCCAGGTTTTCTACGTAGTCCTTGACCTCTTCTAACCAGGCAACAACTTCCTGACCAACGGCCTCCATGTTGTTAGCGTTTCTCTTTATGAATTCGAGTGATGACAATTCCATAGTGTGTTCTCCTTAGGTAATATTTATGATGCAGCAACGTCTGTCTGGTCACTACTGCGCTGACTCCAGCCCCTCTAAAAGAGGAGCTGATGGTCAATGCACTAGGCAATAGACGGGATACCGTGGATCATCGCCACAGTGTTGTGGGATGCTGGGTACCAGCTCTGGAAGTCGATACGCTCACGAGCAATCAGGAAGTCCTGGTTGTACAATGGCTCACGACCTGGTTCGAACTGAACGCCCTTTTGGACGGCAGTCACGAACGAGCTACGGTGGGCAATCAACATGGTAGTGAAGGTATTGGTCCCACTCTCAACGTTGTAGCCAGTGGCAGATACATTCTCACGAACATATTCAGACACGATTACAGGGATGTTGAAGATACGACCGACTTCACCAGTCAAGAGGGTTGCGAACTGACCGTACTTGTCGACAGTCTGTAGCTTGCCAGACTTCAACAGCGCAGCTTCACCGGAGACACCAGTGATGATGACCAGGTTACTCTTGCGAGCACCGTAGGCACCCATCTTGGCGGTAGCAGTGATGACAGCATCAAGGATGTCGCCACCAGCCAAGTCAACCTTGGCACTGCCGTTCACACGAGCACGAAGACCTTTGACAACCTTTACAGGGTCAAGTCCATCTGCGGCAGTCTCAAGGTCGAAGTCCATGTGAGTGGAACTGTTGTCGCCGTTGATGATGCCGTCTTCCTCGCCATCAACCAATCCAAACAAGCAGTTTTCCTGTACCTGAGGGCCAACAGTGACGATAGAGTCATCGTTGAACTCCTGAGAAGTCCAGATGTTGACGTTGAGATACTTGGCATCGAACTGGGTACGACCGGTACCAAACTTGGAGCTCTTGACCGCAGTTTGACTTGTCGATTCTGTGTTCTCGTTGGTGTAGTAAGCCTTTGGACGGCTACCTTGTACTGGCCAGATATATGGGCTGCGAGGGATATCTCGACGCTCGAAGAGTGAAGTCACTTTTCGTTCGCGTACAACAGCGGCGATCACATCGGGGGTGAAGGATGCCATATCGGACCATTCCTTACCGTGACCTACTTCCTGGGTGTCCATCGCACGGATAACCGTATCGATGTCAGATGCTCCCAGGCGAGCAATCTTGTGAGAAAAAGTTAGGGCTTTAGAGACGCTTGAACCTGTATCGTTCTCGTTGAAGCTCTTGGCTAATTCATAGTTTAGACCTGAATTCATAATTTCCTTTCTTAGGTGTTGAACCATTTGTTGAGTGTTGGTGATGGGCTGCTGACGGCAGATTTACCCACCTCAGCGCCGGTGAACTTGTCAAAGACGATGGCCTTACGACCTTTGATCGTCTGCAACTCGGTAGTCACACTCTTCAGCTCGGTGGCAGTTGTCTCCAACTCGCCTTCCTTGGCTGTGAGGTTTTCCCGAACCTGCTCAAGCTCAGTGGTCTTGTCCATCAAAGACTTACTGATCTCGGAGATCTCGCCGTCCTTGTCGGTCAAAGCCTTATTCAATGCTGTTACTCGCTCATCCATGGTGGTAATCGACTTGGCGACCTCTTCAGCCCGAGGGGCAACGAATTGCTTCTCGGCATCCTTGGGATCTCCGGCGATTCCGTTATCGATGAGGGCATCGGCAACACTCTGGACGATATCGCTGTATTCCTTCAAAGCCTGGGCCACAAAGGCCTTGCGCTCTTCAGGCGTTCGCTCATCGTCTTCTGCATCCTCATAGGTGTAGACAGCACGCCAGACAGCCCAACTGAGGTCTTCAGTCAAAGCACGCACGGAGATTTCTGCTACTTCTGCGGATGCATAGCCGCCCAATATGGCGGACTTTTCTACTTCCTCACTGGTGCCCTCTTCAGCTGGAGCAGGGGCGGATTCGTCGCTGGCCGGCGCTTCGTCCTTCTGTTCTGGAGCCTCGGATTCGGCAGGTGTGGTGTCAATTTCGGGAGTCGCTTCAGCTGATGCGGGTGTTTCACCTTCAGCGTCGGACTTGGTGGTGATATCTGTTTCGGGAGCGTCAGGTGTTTCACCTTCAGCTGGTGCTGGAGTCTCTTCTTCAGTAGGAGCGTCTGGTTTGGCAGGCTCTGCAGGAGTCTCAGCTGTGGCTTCCTCGGCCGGGGTTTCGACTGTAGCTTCCTGGGTGACAGGCTCAGCTGGAGTCTCGGTTGAAGCGGGAGCGTCTACTGGTGTCTCGACAACTGCATCTACTGCAGGAGCCTCAACAACAGCTTCGTCCGCTTTGGTGATGTGTTCTGGCATAGGCGTTTCTTTCCAATCCTTCATGGATTTAGTAATAGGGGTGACCCAGGTCTCGGTAACGGCCGGGGTGCCGGTGATAGCGACGTGAAAGAGGGAGATGTCTTTGTAGGTGAGGATTTTGCGTCCAAGTTCGGCTGCAAATTCGTAGGCTGCGTCCTTGACTGTTCCGCCGATCGACAGACCGAGTTTCTTGCCCTTATCCAGGGCTCGGATCAGGGTCTTGGTGCGGTAATGATCGGGGTCGAGTTCGGCCTCCATCATCATTTCGTAGTTGTCGGTGGCCCACAGCGCAGTCACTTCACCGAAGTCGTCATCCCAATCAGAGCCATGCTCGTTGTTGAGGGTGATGGGGTCAGTTTCAATACTCTTGACCATCGCCTCGATCGCACTCTTGGCCATGCGTTGACCGTGCAGATCGATGTTGGTGTTGGAGGCTAGTCCGGTCAGGACGTACTTTTCGGTACCGTCCTCACTCTTGCGAATGGTGTAGCCAGTAATGGGAACGACGAGCTTGAAGTTTTGAGGGGTAGATTGAGACATATAAAAAGAGCCCGCTTGGGCGCATATTTGCACACAACACGGACTCTTAGGTGGTCTCTAGGTTAGTAACTAAAGTTTATCACACAGGTATTGAGGATTTTATTCAGGGGTGGTGATGATAGCTGAGCGGGTCACTCTTCTGGCGAACTCGCGGTAGGTACGGCCACACCGTCTACCGGCAGGATGGGAACCTCCTGGTTGGCGCCACAATCCAGGCACTCCTCTTCCCCTGCTGCTGCATCTGCCTGCCCAAGTGAATCAGTGGGAGCCTCTGTCTCGGATGAGGCTCCCACTGGCACAGGATCCTGTACCTGATTGACACCGGACTGCTGCGCCGGTGCAGTGTCGGATGTGTCCTGGACCGCTGGAGACTCAGCCTGTTCTGTCTGGACTAGCTCCACGACGCCTCGAATAGAGTCTTGCAGGCCAACACTGGGATTACTTTGATCAACGACCAGGCCCCAGATAGCCGCTCCTACGTTGGTTTTGTTGGCAAAGACCAACACCATCTCCCCACCAGGGAAGCAGTCCCCGGGTAAAAGGTAGACGCCCATCACCACTGGCCCACCGCCCCGGCTATCTGGACTGGTGGCGATTTTGCCCCTGCAGGTTTCAGGAAGATCACCGTCCAGGTACAGGGTCCAGCCATCTTCGGACTCGCCCCGCTCTACACACATCGACAGCTTGACCGCGGTGTTTGATTGCACCGGTATCCTGATGATGGTATCCGGAGTTTGAGACTGCTCCCGCTTGGTCCAGTCATTATCTCCATTCAGTCTGCATTGCCAGCCTTCTCCCAGATATTCAACGTTCTCGGCGTATTCCAGACCTTGCTGGACATACCGCTCATCCCCCTCGACACCGATATCGATGTACTGCCAGTCAGGAATATTCTCCTGAGGCATCGGAGGTTCTGTTGGCTCGGAAACTGGAGGGGTTTGCGTAGGTGGGGCTGTGGTCTCAACGGGAGGCAGTGTTGGAGCAACGGTATTTGTGGCCGTAGGAGCTTCTGTCGACTCATGGGTCGGAACTGGAGTATTCATCTGGGCGACCTGATCGACTGGCTCATCCGAGAAGTAGTCGTTGGCTTGGATCCACCAGATGATGAAAAAGATGGCGATTGGTGCAAGCACGGCGATAAGCAGCTTGGGCCAGTATTGTTTCACCCAGCGCATGGCGCGCGCTCCTCACAAGATGTATCTAGGTGGTTGTCGTTGGTGGCTCGGATTCTACGGTAATTTTACCGTCAACAAGGCGGATAAGCCAGAAACAGTTACACCGCCCACGACATTTGATGCGGATCACATTCTCTTCATATTCAAAAAACAGCTTGCCATCAGCAGGGCAACGGGCTTCGGTCACTTGCCTCCTTTGAAGACATAGGTCTCAGGTTCGTAGTCAAAGGTGCTCCACTGACCACACTCGGCACACTGGATCTCGACATGTTTGAGTTTGCGGAGGTTGAGGCGGCGCAGAATCTGGTTGCAGTGTTGGCAATGGATGGTTTCGATCATTCGACTATTCCTCCTCGTCTCCGAGCAAGCCAATTTCCGTGCATCTGCATTGCGGATGAACATGTGCCGGCTCGAGTTCGTCGGGATACTTGGCATCAAAACGAATGGTGTAACCGTTCAGTGGCTGACAGATCAAACAGGTTCTGCCGTCCTCTGGAGCGGTGAGCCATTTGCGGTATTTCACCAACCCATCCTTATACAGAAGATTGAGCGCCTCGTAGTTGGCGTAGGCAAAAGCCTGGGCGGTTTCAGTGCGGGCAATCATGGTCGTGCGGTAGTTTCGGGCCGACTCAAAGACCGCGGCGATGCGATCGGAGATCTGTGTGACGTTCTCTCCCTTACGCATAGCCTCGGCAAGCGTGGCGCGGAGTTGTTCCCGGGTGGTGTGATTGATTCCCTGGACATGGGCGAAGGCATCGTTCTGGATGTACCGCTGAACCACTGGATTGACCTGATCAAACCGAAGTGACAGATCGATCTTTAATTTCCCTTCTGGAGTGTCGCCCGACGTCTCATACATTTGCTGCTTGGCGGCAATCACACCAGCATTGAGCGGCTGGTAAAGAAGCGAGCCCAGAAGCAAGGCAAAAGCAGCGTCCAAGGCATCCTTGTTGGTATTGATATAGGTGTCCAGGGATTCCTCAGTAAGATCTTCCGGTAGATGGGTTAGATAGTCGGCTTCCTGATCTGTGAAATGAGTGGAAATAGGTTCATAGAGCTCTTGCTCCAAGTCCTCCATTCTCTGATCGCGCTCGATGGCATAAGGATCGATGTCATCGTCAGCGGCCTTGGTAACCAGGGACTTGGTTGTATCCTCGTCTTCCAGTTCCTCAGGTGCATCCTCCGTGTCACCATCATGTTCATCAAGCTCACCCGGACTCTTGCCATCAGTGTCCGTAACAGGCTTCTTGTCCTCTATATCTTCTTCCAGAGGATCCTTGCTGAAGCTATCCTGGCGGACTTCGTCAACGGTCAGGATGCCAGCTTGCTTGGCAGCCATTTGATCCTTGCGCAGGATGTCTGGATCCGAAGAATCAGGATCGTTGAGTTCCCAGGCAAAGTCTGGATTGATGGAGTGGATAAGGTGCTCGGTAATAGCTTCACTAATAATGTCCTGGACCGGCATGAACACATTCTGGTGCATCTCTCGAACCAGGAATTTGGTTGTCGCATAGTCACCAGAGTTGTGGTTTCCAAGAAGTACCTTGGGCACACCCATCACTGCCGTTACCTTGTCGGTAGACAGGTTGCGCAGGCCAAGGAATTCCATATCCTTGAGTGTCATGGAATAGGGTTTGAAGTCCTGAACTCGTGAGAGAGCCAGGATTTTGTGACGTTTGTCGGATCCGCTGTGACTCTGCCGGATAGTCTCGGTTAATTGCCGGGCGTCTTCCTGTGTTGCCTTGTCATCGAGGAGCAAGAGAGCAGAGGGTGATAAGCCATTGATAAAGATGGCCTTGTTCGATCGAAGGGCCTGCAGGTCTATACCGGCTTCTTCAACCACCAGCTCCACCCGCCCCTCGCCATAGATGTCACTTTCGGGATTCGGTAGCTGGAAATGCACCACTTCTTCCGGCTTGAAGGTCACCTTGTCACCACCCGGTCCGTGCATCACGTATCCCAATACCTCCCCTTCTTTGGTGGCCACAATTCTCGTCAGCGCAGGATGCATGGGCCAGATTTCGAGTGGCATTCCCTTGGCATCACGAGAGACATACCAGAAGGCATCACCACAGATAGCCAGATGCTGCACCACGGTATAGAGCAGTGAAGTCATCCCCTTATTGGGGTTAGGACGCTTGAGCCAGGTTCCTGTCTCCTTCATCTGTTTTAGTTGCTTGTCAGTCGGCGTAGCATCATCATCCATCAGCTTGAGTCGCCACTTGGGAGAGACAATGCCACCCGCCCATTTGTGAACAGAGGCAGAGATGTCAGAGTTGAAGCGGTAGAGACCATAAATAATGGTGAAGTCGTAGTCGGGGGAGTGACCAATGGCATCCTTGAGGGATGTCTCGGTAATGGCAGCGGATCCGATTGCCATTGGTTTACTGGCAGCCTTCTCAACGCTCTGTGAGATTGATTTGAAAGGATTGCGGAAGGTGGGGACTGACTTGAGAGGGTTTAGGTTTGAGAGGGAATAATCCATAAAGGGGCGGGGGAAGTCGTACCCCTATTGTATCAAGGAAGAGTGTCAGTCTTAGCCAACATAGCCGAAGACCGACTGTTGTCTTTCGTACTCAGGCAGAGCCATTGCGGCCGACCAGAAGCTATCTCCGTGACCTTCAGGGCTCTCAATTGCCTGTAGATTGTTGTTGACCGCCAGCATTTGATTGGTTTGGCGCGGATCGTCAATGAGTCGCACCGTCTTGTGAGTGACCCGGTCTGACAGCACTGTACCCATCGCCGTCATCCGCTTCTTGGTAAACGTGACACCCTCGAATTCATCTGGCAATAGCTTTGCATCCTTGAGAGTGTCCAACTCTCCCCTGGTCGCGTCATAGAGCAGTCGATCGATACCAAACGCCTGCATCGCCTCTTTGACATACTCCAGCTGGGTTGGGTGATTAGGATCGAATTCCCCGGATTGGTTGGTATAGTCCCAGTGTTCCATCCATTTGCCGTGAATCTGACGGCTAATCCCCTCACGATCAGTTTCAAAGACGACGAAGTGGGAAGGGTGACGCTTCTTGCCCAAATCCCAGCCGGCAGTGATATTGCCGTCAAAGCGAATCCCCTCAGGCATATGAAATGGGTTGAAATTGATAAGGGTGGGATCCACACACTCCTTGAGCTCGGCCTCCTCCAGCCAGGCATCCTCGGTGTAAACCGGAGAACACATATATTCCTGGGCGAAGACCTTGTGGCCACGCTCCTCCCGACGAGCCAGGAGCTCATCAAAATCCATATGTTCTGGCCACCGGGCGATTCGCTTGGCCTCTGAAACGATCGCCGGCTGAATCACCACGGAGAAGCGCTTCATGATGTCTTTATTGAAGAAGAAGTCCTGGGGGGTTTGTACGGTACCCACCACATGCAGCTCTCCACCGACCTTCGGCATATCGAGGATCTGCTTCTTGAAGACATCATTGATTTTCAAAACGGTGGTAGGTTCGAGCTTGTTCTCTGGATCCTGAAACGGGTCGTCGACTGCTATCCACTCCGGGTGAATACCACGCTTGAACGACAGCAATGACTTGGGATCGAGGGTGACCGTGTGTTGGCCATCCCATGTCCAGGCTCCGACCGAGTCGGCCGTGGGTTTCAGATCCTTACAGGCCGCAAAGTATGGATTGGGCTTGATGAGCTTCTTGATTTTCTCGATGTGATAGCCAGACATGTCCTGGCCATAGGAAAAGTAATGCGCCTCGAAGTTGGCATCGCGAGTGCGAAACAGGTGATACATGAATCGGGCATAGATAGAGGTGGACTTGAAGTGATCCCTTGCACCGACACGGGCCGTTCTCTTGGCGGAATCGAGAAACCGCGCCACTTCGTCGATGTAGGGGCCACCTACAAACGTATCGAAGGACGCAGCAAACACATTATTGACAAAGAAGGGGAAGTCATTGAGGGCACGTTGCTCGATAACCCTGCGTTCAAGTTCTTGCTTAAGACTGACCTTCGCCTGAAGGTCCTGTATCAGTTGTTCCGGTGAGGAGAGATTCATAGGGTGATGTGTCGAGGCCCAGACGCTTGGCCTCTGCAATCAGATTCTCAGCGGACTGACCCTCTGTGGTTGTAACGGTTGATTCCACCTCTTGCTTCGGTGGTCGGAACTCATCTGGGTAAAGATTGGCAAGGACATTGTCTGGACGAACCCGCTTTGAGTTCTTGAGGGCCCATCTTGCCTTGGCTCTGAGAACCGACTCCTTGAATTCCGGATCATCGCGTTGCCATGCCTGGATGGTATCAACGCTTCGGCCAATGAAGTCAGCGCCGGCACGTTGGGAGGGGAGTTGTTCGAAGAAACGGATATATTCATCCTTCAGTGGCTGGATCCGCTTCCAGTCGGCCTCCTTACGACTCTTGCGTTCAGCCTCAGCCTTGGCCTCTTCCTGAGCAGCTAACTCTTCAGGGGACAAAGGATTGGAGGCTTGATGGCTTTCTGTTTGGATGTCTTGCTGTTTAGATGTCTTGGTGGGCATAGGGTTAGGTGTTTATGGTGCTTCTTGCAGGGTGACGAACAGTTCCGCTCCACGCAGATGCATGAGGCGCTGGACAGTATCGAGCTCATCAGGGTAGATGTCGAGAGTAAGGCGGATAGGCTCTGATTCCTGCCCTCCGACCTTGATGGCTGAAGCCAGGGGCGGAATAGCGGCACGGAAAGCAAGTGGGTCTTTGGGTTTCATAGAGTTCGTACCCCTATTATACCGCCTTGCCCGCGCATAAATGCGCACCACCTTCAATTGATCATCTGGTATCCTCTGACCACCGTCCCCATAATAAGATCAACATTCTCTACCTCTGCGTCAATCAAACTATATCCTTCGCTAAATGCCTCATCCACTACATTTCTAACATTCGTCCTTCTAATTCCTATACCATCTACACCATCAACAAGCTCAAACTCCCCTTCTCTTTTCCGAGTATAGGTATTTCTCCTCGTCTTATTTTCGCCTTTTTTTGAGTTGGAAGTAAACATGTCCATGCCGCGGCTAGACACAAACTTCGTGTGGTCTGTCCTCCAATGTCGATCGTGGTCTAATTGAGGTCCATTTTCGAATCCAACTTTCAGAATGAATTTCACATCTATCCCGTTTTTACTATTCCAAAACTCTTCTTTATTCAGACAGAACCATTTTAGTGCATATATCATTACTTCCAACCCTTCTTTACTATCTAATACCCTCCCTTCCATATCAGTATAAATACCACTGATCTCGGTCAGTATTTTTACCTCTAAGGGGTTATTGCGGTGAATTCCACATAGATAGTAGAACAGCCAGTTCAACGTTTTATCATAATTTTTCGGGTAGAAATCATAGAGCCGTTGAGGCCCATCTCGGCGACATCTATCGAGGTAACGCTGGAGATCAGGCTGATTACCTCTATTTAACCACTTTTCACGTATCGTTTTATACCCGAGTCTGCCAATATTTCTATCAAGAATCTCAAGACTCGTAGTGTGAACCAAGGCTGGGTAGAGCACTCGTTTTGCAACCCGGGCCGCTGCCTCACCAAGTCTCACTGGCAAATCATCATCGCCACGTACCGCCAAACGAGCGTCGCAAACCTCTCTATATTCCCAAGGATTAAATACTTGAGTTTTCGGGTACGGAGACAACTGAATGGCAGAGCAATTAACATCTCCGAGCACGACCTCGACATCAAACTGCGTGGCCAGCTCCGCGGCGAGAGTGCAAATGGAGTCATCGGAGGGCTCTATATTAGCGAGGTATTTAACTCTGTTTGATTTTTCCATCTGCTTGAGTACGGTCGTGGCTTCTTTACGATAAGGCTCTGGCCAGCGAACTATCGACTTGGCAATTGAGTTCACTATTCGCCGCCCCTTATCACTCAACATTAGCCCCTGGGCAGCTACATCCAATAGCAATCGAAGACAATTTTTGTACTCCTTATCTCCCAACTTATCGTGGGGCATATAAGCTTCTGGCATATGAATCGAACGGACCAGCATTACCCCTCCTCCCTTTATGTGATATCGAACATCTCATAAAAAGATTCTTCAAAGAACCCTCCAGGCCAGTTATCGATGATTTTGCCAGTCTCATCCAGGCGAAGTCGCTGGCAGTGAGAACCATTCTCATCCCGATCAACATAGAGTACGCACACATCCTTATGAGATAATTCTTCCTTTCGGATTAGCTTCTGCAGACGGAGGATGAGTTGCTCGCTGTGGGTCTCTATGATGAACTGATTGCCCCTCTCTCGCCAACTACGCGCAAAGAGAGAACCAAGGTTCGCCTGATGCCTGGGATGAAGATGCAGTTCTGGTTGTTCCAGGGCAATTATCCCCCTTTGAGAAAGCCCGGACTGCAAGATGACAGGCAGTACTTGTCCAATCCCATAGCCTACATCCCGAATCGCATTTTCTATTCTGGTTTTAGTATCAAGAACAGTGATTGTAAAAATATCGCTCACACCCTTAATCTTATGTGATGCGACTTTGACCTGATATGGGATATCGAGCATCTCAAGATCTTCGTTTACACTGTCTAAAGCCCTTTGGCTGTTCCTCAAGATTATTGGCCAATTAGACCTGTCGTCATGATTATGCTGCATTGACTCATCTGCAGCATAAATGATCCGGTCTGGGACTCGCCTCACTGGTCCAACATGAGACAACTTCAGGCTTAACTTATTCAGCATTCGTATTGACATGGAAGCAGCAAATTTTGTCCAGAATGACCGGAATTTGAATATCTCCTCCGCGACCTCCCAGACTAAATCGAGCCTCTCTTCACTCTGAGTATCAATCCTTTGAGTCCCCACAATAGCATTTATCAGCAGGGAGGCTTCAGAATAAACTTGCTCTGCTGCTAAAGAGTAATCACGAATGTTTCCATGCGCAGGCTCAGGTCTTCCTTCAGCGGAATCCACCACTTCAGACTCCATTATGGTATCTAAGCTCAAAAACCTGAGGACACTCCGATACATCATTCTCTTAGACATCAGCTCAAGATACATCTCTATATAGATATCTGGAACCTTATATCTTCCAGGCACTTCATCATGTTTAGCAATCATATCTATTATATTTTTAAACATTTCGGATGCCATATGACCTGAGAGTCCGGATCCCCGGTAGACTTCATCCAGAGAAAGCATCACATCGATGAATACCTCATGTGTGCCAGCACCCTCAATGTCGGCGTATATAATAGTCTCTTTACTAAACGTACAGAAAAGAGAACCATAAGCGCTCAATGATAAGGCAGCTAGATTAGAATCCTTCACCTCATCTCCCTTTTCAAGAGCATATTCAATATGTATTGGGAGACCTTCTAACCAATGCAGAAGCGATGAATATGATATTCCAAAATGACCAATTTCACTCCTAAATGAATCAAACCCATAATCCTCATTGCTGATTTCGATTGATTCCAAACCAAGACTAATAATCCGACCATTATCATTGCCGTAAACATATTCGGAGAACATGCCGATATCTACAGAACTACCTCGACTTGTGAGCATTCCAAGGGTGCTTTTTACAGGATCTATGCGGTTATAATCATGAGTCTGCTTAAGTGCCAATAGGGCCTGGATGATAGAACTCTTCCCCGCACTGTTCTGTCCGTAGATAAGAGTGATCGGAGCAAGAGGAATCTCTTGGCGCTCGCCGAACGCCTTGAAATTCTCCAGAATTAACCCCTTGAGCATGCCCTACCTCACCTACGACAAAGCCCGGGCGTGAGCCCGGACCAGCATCTATTCTTTATGTCCCCAGTAATTCTGATTCTATCAGGATACGACTGGTTTTGTCGCCTCAAACGGCATCCCTTTGCAATGTTTGCAATATGGCTTCACATCGATCTTCCCGCCCTCCTCTGCTGGTGGGAAGATCGACCATCTCACGTCTAACTCACGGTGCCGACGCATCTTCTTGACGCACATGGTGTAGCCAGTGTCGGTCATACCAAAGTAGAGAGGCTTCTTGGGTTTTGGGGTTGTGTGTTTCATTACTTGGTTCCTTTGTATATGAGCTTCTTCTTGAGTCCCAGCGACGAGCCGGTCAGCCGAAGCCACCAGATTGCAGGTCTTGAGCCCGAGTACTCCATGTAGTGTTTGCCATGGATGTGCCTGGTGTAGGTCATCTGGCCGTTATTCTAGGTTTCACCGGCTTCGCTGGCTCTGATTCGCCACCCGTTTCCATCATCCAGAGGTCTTGAGCCTTCTTCCAGTCGTACTGATCGGCCGGGATGAGAGCAACCTCCTGGAGCTCGAAGTCAGTGATGGTATAGACCTCGCGGCCGAGACGCTCACTGGGTTTCATCTGCCCGTCCTTCACGATCCCACCAATTGCAAAGAGGTAATTCGGCTTGTTAGGCAGCTGGGTCTTGTCGATGCGGAGTTGGCCGATGACATGATCGGGGTTGAACTGGTTGGTCACCGGGATCTCGATGTAGTGGTCGTTAGGCATCAGTTTTAGGCCTGTCATTAACCACAATCCCTCTAGGCATGGTGTATTTCTCACGAATTTTGAGTCCGAGATGATCCATGAGAAGACGTAGATCTGCTCTCAGGCTTGAATAATTCTCAGGGAGGGTCGGATAAATGCTATTTGCCTCCAACTCGTCAAACTCTCCAAACCGGTACCCTAGTTTGAAAGCCAAGGCACTAACTCTTCGCTCTATCACCCCTAATCTTTCTTCATAATCATCTTTCATGATTTTTTGCTCTTTCATATCTATCCTCCTAATGCTTCTATTGCCTTTATCAGGCTGGTATGTACTTGCCGCTTGCTGCACTCTAGGGTCTCCATGATCTGGCTGTAGCTCCACTCCTCCACCACAGCCAGGTACACGATCGATCGCCGCTTCAGACTCAACTGGGACATAGCCGGCGGAACATGAGCACCAAAGAGCATGAGTGGCGTCGATGGAAACCATGCCTGGCGGAACTGTTTGTCGGTGTCTGCGGGAATAGTGCGTGAATTAATAGGAAAGGGAGTGTCTGGATACCCTAAATCGCCATCCACCTCGGCGACAGGATACGGACCAGGGTTGATCCAAGCCGTCGGCTCTTTGAGAGCAGCGTTGAAGATGGCCAACGCGTCCTGGATCCGGTGTGAGGTACGGCGAACGTCTGTCTCTTTCGCCCAGGGATACGCTCCCTTGATGACCTCCATGGGTTGGCCGTCATATATGGCAAGCAACACAAGCCGTTCACGAATTGGAACAGCCAGGAAGGGTCTCATATCAGGGGTTGGAGGGTGGCCAGGGAGCTTGGATTGCCGTGTAAAGGCATTCTCTGACAGAATACGGATGTGTTGGGACAGATTCATAAATAAACGTGTAATAGGTACCTTGTATCATTTCATCAGATTGCGGTCAACAGAAGACCGTGGGGCCCAACTATGAATATCCCTTTCGACAGAGATGAAGCTGAGCTGATTCGCCAGCACCATGAGTTCTACACGGGTAAAAAGCTTCCGCCGATTGAGGACCCGGTAGATCCACCATATGTGCCACCACCACCGCCACCACGTCCGTTCAAGTGGAAGATTGACAGCGAGGGTAACTATTCCGGCGATGACATGGTGGTCATGGCTATTGTGGTGAATTCAGGGTATTTCACACCTGCCGAGGTGACGGCAATCAGAACGCTGCCCATCCGATACGGGTTCAGTGAGCCAGAGGTCACCAACGGCTGGAACCGACTGTACACCCTTGCCATTGCCATCAGCACTAATGGACCACAGACGGACTTGGTAGTGGAGATCAAGTTAGATGTCTCCTCAAAACATCGTCCTGACGGCACCAGGTGGTGGAAAGAGGTTACTGGCTCCTCCCAGTCCAAAGACATAGACACTCCTTGGGCCAAGGCCAGTCCAAAAGAGCTCCTGGCTATCCTGATTGCGAGTCTGGTGATTATCGTCTTTGCAACTGCTTTGATTCGCTAGCCACTGAATGACTAAAGAAGAACCGGGGATAGATATGAGGGTTGGTTGGATCCAGCTCAACCGCGGTCAGCTTCCCTGAGTTGAGGAACATCGTGTCTATGCCTATACACGATATGGGCTTCACTGCTTCCGGGCTCACCAGGACACGTTGCACCAGCGGCTCGTTGAATGTTGTATGACCGAAGACTACTGGCTTACCGAAGTCGTGCCTTGAGTTGTAGAACTCTCCGCGGATCCACAGCAAGTCCTGTATCGTCTGCTCATTGAGAGGGTAGTTGGGATTCAGTCCCGCATGGACGAAGAAGAAGGTGGGATGCTCGTATATATAAGGAAGCTGCTGAATCCACTCGACATGTTTTGAGTCGATAAACTTCCAGGGTGTCGCCGTGGCTCGCTCATAGGGAGTCAGGTCTTCTGGGAGGTATGACTTGGCTGTAGATTCTCCGCCCTGGTTATACCAAAGATCGAATGTGCGCCAATTGCCTGGGTCGTTCAGAGCATCGAGCATCATCTGTCCGTGATTGCCGCGAAGGAAGACCCAATGGGGATAGGCTTCCTGCCAGGCGATGAGTTGATCGAGAACCTTCTTGCTGTCCGGACCTCCATCAATAAAATCACCAATGAAGACGAGCTGGTCGCGCTCTGGTCGCATGCCGGCATCGTCGAGTTGTTGGTAGAGGTTCATCAGCTCGGTGTGGTGGCCGTGGATGTCTCCGATCGCGAAGAGGCGCCTCATGACTGTCCTAACCCTTGATTGGCCATCCAGGTGAGAAATCCAACCATAGTAGGCTCTTCATTGGCAGGACGCCGGCCGAGGTATCTTACTGTGTCGGGAAATCTCCACTCATCCCGCATACGTCTCTGGATTGATTCGTGATACTCTCGGCGAGCTGCACGACTATTTTCAATTAGCACTTCTGGGATGGTAGGTATGGGTTCATCCAGATTCCACCACGGGAAACTAAAGCTGCGCTGGGATTCCGTTTCTCGCTTGATGTGAGAGGAGAGTAGGCGCTCTGCCTCCTCATATGCTATCCGGCAACGCTCCTCCTCGTCCTTCAGCTCCTGTACCCTTTTTGCGTGATCCTCATAGAGACTGGTAGCAGCTTCACTGTAGTTTTTCTGCTTCTCACTATTCCGAGCGGCGATTTCATCTATATATCGCTTCCACTCCCCGATCAGCTCTGGTGAAATCGCTACCTCCAGGGTCATCCAACCTCCTCAATCGGGCGCTTGAATAGGTACCGACCCGACCTGGCGACGTGGTGTTCGTCGTAGTGGCCCATATAGGTACGGTTGACAGTCACCCAGCTCATCGATGTGTCGACGTCAGAAATGATTTCCCAACCTTCCACTCCCAATCGTGCAATCAGTCTGCTCAGGACATTGATGCCATTTGCTTCAAAGTCGAAGACTGGTCCGAAAGATTCCAGCCCCTCAGGTTCCCGACCGATGAGGAAGTGTGAAAGCTTATATACTGGGTCAAAATTCTCAATTTCTATTCGCCACTCGATGACGTAGTACTCCCAACGGCTCATTCCCCTCCTTCCGGCTGTGTATCAGCCTTCTGATCTGCCAACCACGTAAGAAAAGCTTCTACGGTCTTCTCCTCGTATTGTGGTTTGGCTGGAGGGTTTGGCCGGGTCAACTCAGAGTAGAGTGAGCTGATGTTATTAGCTACAGCCAATTTTTGAGCCCAGTAGTCCTTATACTCCTTCGATTCCGGAGACCTGGGACTATAGATAGGCTTCAGCTTCCACCATGGGAGAGCTTTGTAGGCCCGATACTGCTCTCGGTATTTGTCATCTAGTTTTCTCTCCTGCTCCCTTTCATCCTCCTCAATCTTGCGCCATTCCTCAACAGCTTGCTTCATCCTCTTTCGAAAGGTCTTTAATTCCCGTTCGTACTTGCGGGTCAACGCTTCATTTCGCTTATCAACCTCGCCGCAATATTCCGACCAGGCTGGAAGCAATTCCTTTGATAATGTGAGATCTAGATTCACTCTCCTCCGTTCTGCCCTGCTGGGCTCCCTCTATGAAATCGGTTCAACACCACTGCTCGATTCAGCTTTGAAAGCTTTCTCAACGCATCCATACACTGACGCTCACAGTCAGTCATGCGTACATGCTCGAAAACCCAGTCAATATGCTGATCCTCAATATTCTCGTCGTCTAACACCATGTGACAACTGCCACCATAAGCGCCGTTAGGCTGGTCATACACATCTCGGACAAGAGCAAGGGCCACCATGATGTCCCTCTCTTCCGATAATCTCTGTTCTTCGCTGATTAGATACATCGTCCTCCATTTCTGCCCTTGTGGGCTATTCATTCAACCACTTCCAAATTCTCTGCCATACAGACATCTGGATGCTTAAATGCTCAGACATTTCAGCATCTATATTCCTGGGACGGAACTTCATGCGGCTCAGTTTCTCGGCCTGTGCATACAGTTCCAGGGGCGGAGCAAGGTAGCGTGGGTGTATGAGCCTGTTATCTTGTTCAAATCGCCGCAAGAAGGCTTCAAAGGGCTTCTGGGTGAGGTCGAAGATGGTCAGGCGGTAGAGTTTGACACCGAATTCATTGCACCGCTCGATCTTCAGCATGTCATGGCGCTGCTGTTTCTCGAAGGCAGCGAAATCCTTGTGGAAGCGATCTATCGGCCGACCGTGTTGGATTCCGTTTAATTCCAGCCCTGCTTGTAGGTCTGGGATAAAAATATCGATTTCAAGCGGTTTTCCAGTCTCAGGGTTCTGAAGCCAGTCGGGGCGGTAGCTGTGCCACTGGTGGAGCTCGGGGTAGTAGTGCTTCATCAGCTCACGGGCGATGCGTTCGGTATTACTGAGTTGACCCATTGGCCTCCTTGAGTGTCGCGATCAGAAATTCCACAGTTTTGCCACTGGCCGTCAGTGCCGAAGTTTTGGAGACAAAGACTCCGTTAAAATGTATTACTGCCCGTATAGTCATATATAGAGAGATTGGGATTATATCTTACTTATACGCCAGTTGATACAATATATCAATAGATAACACACGGTATAAAATCAATCTCCATCTGGAGTAGAAAGTTTTATATCGGACATTGGTTGGGATATGCTCCCCAAGAAACGAGGACAAACCCCACAAGGGTATGCATGTAGACGGCTGGAAGCTGTCGAGATAGCCGATGGGTAGGTGAAAGTCGACAAAAGTAGACTTAGTCGGATCAACGTCAGCACTATACAATAACTTTACTTAGTTGTAGTGAAAACTTACAAACCCTCGTGGCCATCGTATCTGCCCGTTCGTCTTTACGAAGTTGGTCAGTGCCGCGCTGGTATCACGTCCATCTTCAGCATACGGTTTAGTACGATGGCGCTTTTCTTCAAAGCGTATGCCATTTATATAGAATTTGAGTCCTTGAGAACTATAGTCTGACTTAGGATTCCTCCGCCACATCCCTCGATTACTCCAACCCCAATCTTCACTTTTGAATGAAATCAATGGTCTACGGATATCGTTAAACCCAATGTCCATCATGCGATTGTCGACACCGCCGCCGTTCCTTATCAAACAACCAGAAGCATCCGCTACACACAAGACTCCAGAACTGGTGAGTAAGAGTGATTCTCCATGAAACCATCCGAAGAATTCACCCTTTTGAAGTGGCGGTGGATACCCTGCATCCGAGTTTTTCGTACCAAAGAGAGGATGCGCTACCCAAACTCTTTCAGCCACTTCGACGTTGCACGCGATCAACCAAAATGCATCACGGTAATTTCCTTTGCCTCCCTTGGGCCACTGGGATTGAAACAAAGGCACACCAGACTCCTTGAGTTGGCGAGCACATTTTTCTGAATAGTTGTTGAGGCGACGTTCCCATTCTTCAGTGGGTGGCGCCACAACAGGATCCCTCCACGTCGCAAAATTAGTCTCTGATATAGAGACATCCGCCTTGTCTTGGTTACTCTGCTTGCCTCTGAAGAAATCAAGTAATCCCACCATGAACTCCTCTCACACTAACCAATTATTGATGAGGCCCAACTCTTTCGCTGAGACTTACGAAAATGACATCATTGTGTCGGAAGTTCAGTCATAGCGGTATTAGCCAATTACCCAGATCCCAACCACTGCTGGGGTATACGAGGGTAACGTCAACCCAGGTTCACGCCCAGCAGACACAAGCCCCTAATCATATTAAAGCTGATTAAGTATAGCGATCATCCTTGTGACTGATTCCCCACTATCCCCTGTCCAATAATTGTCCTAATGGACGTATCGGATCTCTTCCAAATTATAAACCCCGTAGTTGCATGACATAATAGACTACGTCCGAGGAATCTGATACCACCTCAAGGCGTTTTGACACGACTCTACATCTCCTGCTAGAATGCGTCTGTTCGACTTCTGAATTGCGAATATAAAAGGAGCTTCACAGATGTGGACATGTGATCGCTGCGGGACCTCCAACTCTGACGACAGATACCAGTGCTCCAAGTGCAAAAACTTCAATGCCACAGCCCCTGAGGCGCACATTCGGTGGCTTGACTGGACCTGCTCCAAGTGCGGCACCGACAACGGCGGTGCTTTCGAGAAATGCCGCAAGTGCGAAGCGAAGCGCTAAATCACCAGTACTCTAATCAATCACTCAAAACCCGACTTCGGCCAGCTTTCCTTTTGGCGTATAGGCCAACTTCAGAGAGTCGGTTAGGTTGGGTGACTTGCCCAGCCTCATCTTCACTGCCTTCGTCTCCCCAATCTTTGATCGTGCCATTCGAGATTGGTCAGCCTCTGAATAAACTCATTATCGTCTAACCCAACGTGCGCAATTACGTCGCTATCACGCTAGTCCCACAGGTGCATCCAATATTTACCAAACAACCGGTTGGCTCGGTCTATACGCTTGCAGTACTCAGGATCTTCCCACTTTGACCAGTCGTCCTCGATATAGCGATCCCAGCGAACCTCGGGGAAGAGGTTGAGGTATCGCTCAAGGGCTTCGTTACTTGGTCGCATCGGCCTCCTTCTGCGTACCCAGCCATTCGATGAACCCTTCTGTCGACGGATATAGTCTGGGCGGGAATGAGCGGAGTGCCCAGGAGGACATGAATGACTCTACAGATCTAAGCTCTATCTCAGGCTGCAGAAGACGGCCCAAGAGTGTCTGGAGACGCTCTTCATGCAAGGTCCTCGCCCATTCGTTATATTCCTCGGCCTTTTTCTCAGCCTCGAGCCTATCCTCCCTTTTATTCTTCTCCCATTTGGCGATGAGCGCCTTCTCTTCAGATTTAACATCGGCGCAATACTTCGACCATTCGACAGAGAACTCTTTGATCTCGTCCATGCTGTGGAAGTGGGATAGGTCAAACTCCATTTGCCTCCTTCATCCACACATCAACACTCTTCCCCGTATCGTGAACCTTTTCGACAGAGGAGAAGGGGAAGGATTTGCTGCCAATCCTCACGATGTTACTGAAGATATCGATATCAACTGGAGTTCCGGCTGGGAATTGGATTCTGCGCTGGAGGTCAAAGTGTCGTCGAAGGAGGATAAACACCATCTCGATCAACAGGATTGTTCCGACCAAAGCCCAAATGGACACCCAGTTACCGTTGAGAGAGAAGTAGAAAGCTCCCAAAAGAAGACCTGGGATGTAGTAGAAGATGACAGGATTCATCGCCCGTTCCCCCCTTGCTCTTCCTTGTATTCAGGGGATTTGATGACGGGGTAAGCAACGGCCGGCTCAATCTCATCTATCTCGAGATTAGGGACGCCGCGGATGATACCGCCGGTAGCGAGGGGCTCATCGTTGTCAGGCAGGTGAAATGTGTCCTTCAGCTGGCTCACGAACTCGACACACCGTTTGGCATACTGTTCCTCAGTTCCACCCTCAACTGGCCATGGAATGGCTTTCATGCTTCCGAAGATGAAGCCGTAGGGGCTGAGGTTGCGGATCTGTTGCCAGACGCGGATGTCAGGTTCTGTTTTTAGTTTCTCTATAAGGGTTTCTCTATTCACCGGCCTCCTTGGTAATAACTCCCTTATACGCTGTTACCATTGGTAAGTCAATAGACCAAATTGAACTTTTGAGGGGTAGACAAAAGCCCCCAGACATGAGATCCGGGGGCTGAAGAGGGTGATGAAGATCAACTCTATGGCTGGAGTTCATCTTCATCGTAGGTCATGAAGCTCGCCACCTCCTTGGCCCGTTGCCGTGCCTTCTCCCAGTCTATATTCACGTTGTCTGCCAATTGAGGCAGTAGTATATCCAATTCCGTTGAGTTAGACATCACGCCGTGACGTCGTTGCATCAGTTCGTCGCATTGGTTGTGGACGATGTACATGTCAGAGAAGGATCCAGGTTCGCAGTTCTCATCCTTCCAGATGCAATTAACACCATCGGAATCCACGATTCTCTTACCACAGTAGTCACACACGACCACCGGGCCAGCTCCATCCTCTGTCGTCATCATCATGATTGGCACTCTAGACTCCTGTTCGCTAGAAATGATTGCGCCGCGTGAACAGTCTAGCAGTCACTCTATCCGACACAAAGCCAGTAGATCTGGAGCTGCCTAAGCTCTCATCGTCCGACCCTAGTAGTAGTGTGTCATGCCCGTCGACCGATAGCAGCAGCCGGTAATAGCTGTGGTCTCCGATGACTCAGACAGGTATTCGCGGATGGAGAGGCGGAAGGTGACTGTTATAGCTCTCCCCGTTGTTTCTTGCCGAGCCACCAGATAAAGCCCTCCATGGTGGGCTGACTGTATGTCCTTGGGATGACATCTCCCACAAATCGCGGCTGCCTAAAGCTATTCACTGATCGAGCTGAAGGAGCAGAAGAGAAGACTTTGACCCACCACGGAGAGTCCTCCCACGATCTAAGTGTTTGCTGGTTCCACTCATCAGCCCGCTGATTTGCTTCAGCCCAGTCTCTGGACCGTTCTTTTTCCCAGTCTTCTCTCCTCGATTCGGAATCTGTTTCCAAATAGTCCAGGAATTCCGCCCACTCGAGCGCAAATTCCTTGATGTCATTCATATTCTTTAACTGCGCAGGGTTAATCTCCATTGTCCTCCAATTCCGTAATAAGAGCCTGGTAAGCGTGTTTGACGCCAGTGTTGTACCCAGTGATGTAGTTCGCTTCCTCGGCCGTGGTCTTGTTCCCAGTCGACTTCATCAATAGTCCGATCTTTTCGTGTCCCCACTCAGATAGGGCGTGCCGGATAGAGAGTTCTCTGGCACCGCTGGTGTCATCAGCGATGTCTAGGAGTTGGTCGATGATGCCGTAGCTTGCTGCCTGATGAGGTTTGGTTCGCGTGCCATCGCGATCGATCACAACCGGTTCGTTAGCAGAGTCAGGGGTAGTCTCAGCCTTGTAGAGGTAGTAGTCATCGCCAGTAAACCGGCCGACCCGAGCGAAAGGCTGTTTGACCTCAGACTGGAAGCCACACTTAGAACAGCGCCAATAGCCTGGATCTAGTTCTGGATTCAGCGCGCCACTCCCGATGAACTCGAATTTAGCACCGCAGCATTGAGAGATGGGCTCGACACCTCTATTTGCCATCAGCCTCCATTCCTAGCTCCCGCTTGAGAGACGATCTTACATCCCTGATAGCCTTGTTCCTGATGTCCTGAGCCCAGCAGTGGTCGCAGTAGTTCCTGGTCGGGTGGCTGTGCTCTCGGGTCTCTTGGAGTTCGGGGAGGGAGAGGAGATGGTCGAGGAGGTCTTGCGAGGCTTGGATGGATAGGCGACCTACCTGACTCACCACCATCTCTGGGCTGCCAGTCATTGAGAAGGCTCCGAGTATGCCTAGCCCTTTTAGGATTGCTTCAACTTGTTCGGTCATTCGCCTCCTGGGTGTCAGATTGAGCTTGGAGTTCGGACAAGGGGACTATGTATGTCCCATTTTTGAGAAACGGATCCACAGTTTCTGGCCACTGGTCGCCAAAGAGTGATTTCCATTCAACTCTGATCCTGTCGGATGTCGCTTTTCCGAGTTCGTAATAGCTGCCAGTCCAAAGCCGGTCGAGGATCTTCGCTGCCCCACGTAGCTCAGCCACCTCTTCGCGCGCAGTCATCATTTTCTTCAATGCCTCATGAGCGTAGTCGTAGGCTCGCTGCCGCGCCTTGGTGTCGGTTTGATCGCGCATGCGCTCGAACGTGGCGAGTATTCGTTCAATCTCTTGGTTCATTTGCCTCCTATGAGTTCTGGGTGCTGATGGACGTTGCCGAGAACGACATAGGTGTTTGGATCGTGAGTGGAAACGTTGAATCCAGTGCCCACCTCGAAGTCTCCATCTTCACCGCCCTCAAATAAGGTTCCCCAGGACACAACGAACGTATAGCCATACTTCTTGTTACCGGTTCGCACGATGTCGCCGTCGTAGATATCAGTGCCCTCGACTGCCCTCAACCCCGTCCACTGCATTAGCACAGCCCCGTCCGGTTCAATCTCCGACCGGATCGGCACCAATACATCGTTCCCTGGCTCGTCGTATAGATGCTGATGGCTGAGATACACCGTCTGGTTCATCGGGTTCACGGCGAAGACGTCGAGCATGCGGCCGTGGTAGAAGGCACGGAAGCGGATGGGGCTAGACATTGATAGGCCCCCACTCGATTTCTAGACTGTTCGCAACTGACTGGTAATCAGAATCCTGCCAGCCAGATAGGGGTTTACCGTGGCCAGTGAGTACGTTGACCAGCTTGTCGTCAACGATCTCGCCAATCAGGAAGTCGTCATGCTCGAGGTATTCCCAAGCGGATTTATAGGCCTCTTCAGGTGTGTTGAAGTCATTGTCGACGTCAAGTAGCGTGAAATCGTAGCCTGTGCGGAAGCCATCATCTGTGTTGCCATAGACGCCAGCCTTGATGACCCTAAACATCGGCCTCCTCAAATAAATGAGAGGTTAGATTGTCTAGGTCCCATTTGTACTGGACTTCCTTATATCGCAGGGATCCATCCTGGGTCCATGTCACAAGCCATCCATATTCGGATCGACGGAAGATGATGTTGTCGATTATTGGTTTTGTCACGCTCCTCCTTCCGCCCGTAGGCGTGTAGTCAAACTAGCTGGGGCAGACATTTGCACCCGCTTGGTTCATTTATATGCACCTTTTGATGATAGAGATATCATACACTTGGTTTTATAATATGTCAATATACTTAACCCTGGCCATGTGATCTAGAGGCTATCCACCGCCCCTGTAGCACATGCTTGGGAGTAGTCTGAAGGCTCGTCAGATGGAGAGGGGGAATATGCCCTTCCAGGACTCTGCACGAGGTGGCATATTGAGGGGAAGACTTCACCCCTCCTCCCCTTCAAGCTGGGGGACGATCGGGAGGGAGGGAGTGGAGTCGACACGTGGAGCGTGTCCACCAATGAAATTGGTGATGTCCCTACGATATTCACCAATGAGCATAAATAACAGAGAGGTTTTCTACAGACTTCTCTTTGGTGGAAAGATGATAGGGGCGGGTGTGAAGGACGTTTCAACTTTTGAGAATCGTGAGATTGGTGCCTTCTTACGACAACAGCGCATGAATACCAAGGCCCCTGATTTCTACAAATCCAACCGTAAGAGGCATCGCCCCTACCTCACTCAGCAGGAGCTGGCGGACAAGGCTGAAGTCTCAGTCATGCTGGTTGGCCAGGTCGAAGCGGGGCGGTATCAGAATATCAATGCTCCCATCCTGCGCCGGCTATGCCAGGCACTCGAGCTATCCGATGACATTGAGAACTACGTGATCAACCTCCTGGAGCCCCCCTACAGAGACGCCTGTTGAGCTTTACCCTGAAGTTCCAGCGTTCATCCGCGCTATCGTCGATCAAGCAGAAACAAATCCCGCGGTTATCATCACGCCACGATTCGACGTCATCTATTGGAACGACGCGATGTCCAGGATGATGGGGGACTTCTCACTCCTTCCATTAGAGATACGCAACGTCACAGTCTCTATGTTCGCCATTCCACAGATGCGAACGATGTGGGTAGATTGGGAAAGGAATGCCCGGAATCTCCTGGGAGGAGTGCGCATGATGATTAGCAATACACCATCCCACCGGCGGGTAATTCAGGACCTCGTTGAGGACTTACAGAAGAAGTTCCCGGAGTTCGCCAAGATGTGGCCGACGGCACTCCCGGAAATGAAGAGGATTCAAGAGAAGGATTTTATCCACCCGACGGCAGGACCCCTGCAGCTGTATGAGACTGTCAGCCAGGTGATAGGAACCCAATTCACGATTATCCAGATCACGGCACGGAACAAGGCGACAGAGGAAGCCATGCAGCGGATGTAGGCATCAAAAGCCCCGGGGGCATTACTCTGGGGCTGGTCATGGCTAAGTCAGGTTGGTCTAATCTATTATAATTGTCTTCATTATAACCCTGTCCTGATTTCTAGACAGAATAGGAGAGAATTCACCGTGGAGGTGTATAGATGCTGAGCGATAGGACTCAGCTGCAAGTTCTACTGTCTCAAATTCTCCAAGAAATTTTTTCTTACTATTAGACCTAATTTCAGCACGCCACTTGGCTCTCCTTTTATCAAAAGACACACCACGCTCTCCCGATGTATTGTTCTTATTGATACCTCTATTTACAACATTGCCACTTGCACTTGCTATTCTTAAATTACACCTTCTATTATCTATCTTATCACCGTTTATATGATCTACTATTTGTCCATCATCCGCATTGAGTATGAACCTATGCATCTTTCTCGCACCCACAGGAGATCTTTCAGCGTATCCATCTTCGGTAAGGTGCCATCGAAATAGTCTCAGATATGTATAATCAATATCATCGACTATCGTGTATCGTCCTCGTCCGTATTTTCCAGTTAGTGCTATAAGTTGAGACATATATCATAGTATAACTGTCTTGTATAGTTATGTCAACAATGCCGTTACATTCCCGCAGTGGGTGGCTGAGAGTTATCACTGTTGTGAGGCCGATTCTATCGCATGACGCAGGATAGAGAGATATGAGAGGGCTGAGCAGAGGCTTCAGGCTATGGCGTGACCCGCTAGCGTTTTCCCTTTTGAAGCATGTTGAAGTTGCGCTTCTCAGTGACTTGAGCGAGGTGGCCACAGACGGAACAGCGGGTTCTCAAGTCTGGGCTTTCATCGGATCCCATCCCTATCCAGCGAATGTTTTTGGTATGGACTGACTGCTGGCCGAAGTGTTCGCCACATTCCCGGCAAACCCAGTAGGCGGATGAGAGTTTGGTGGGGGTGATGTTTTGAAGTTTCTTAGAGAGTTCCATGGGTGGGGTTTAGGAGTTCGGGGTTCTGGTGTATATCGCCGATGACGGTATAGCTCTCCATTCCAAAGCTATTTTGACTCAGCTCCAGATAGATACGACGATCTAGGTCTGTGCAGAATGAGCCATCTCTAAAGAAGACCTCTGACGGTGAGTAGAGAGTGTGCTCGACGACATCCGACTCGTAGATCATTCTCTTGGTCGAATCCACAAGCCCTGTGTACTGCTCACGAATGAGCCCGGGAAGTGTAAAAACCCCGATCATCCAGTGAGAGCCCTCGATTCGGTATCTCCATTGGCCGTCGATCAACGCCTCATAGCCAATAACTTCATGACTGGCAAGTTCTCTGACTCTATATTTTATTGGTCTGGTCATTCGCCTCTTTTCTCGCAGCCTTGGATGCTGCGCTCATCTTGCCTAGATCTCGGAATCCCTGTCTGCCGTACTTCTCCAACCAGGCGGTGCCACCCTTGGTCCCGATCCTGGAGAAGTGTTCATAGCCATGCCTCTCGGCCGTGACTTTGCCGCCCAGGCAGCCGATACGCCGGCAAAGGTCTGCTCTCTCTTCTTTGGTCATAGGGATATGCCACGACGGGAATGATTAGCATTAATAGATCCCAAGCGTGAGTTCTCGGAGTGTGTGATCCACTCCATGTTATCCACTGTATAACCGCGGTCCGAATTGATACGGTTAACAGATGGACAGAGCTTTCGGTCATAACCGGATCGCTCATAGGCAAGCCACAACTCATAGAACGGCCACTGGTCGATGGCCCATGCGTAAAATGCTTCTCGCGCCAGCAGTTCCTTACCCTTATAGAGGTGGTACTTGGCTTTCTGGACCCCAGTGACTCTTGACTCCATATTGCGATAGGCACGCATCAGGAAGCCTGATCTGGTCTTTTCATACTTCTTAGTACTCAGATTTCCCGTTCGTATGCGGTACTCTCGTTGGTGTTTATTTGCCTCTTCTCTGGTCATATATCTCCTTGATTCGTCCTGGTTTTATAGTCTTTCTGCTTAGATTCGAATACGCCATCCTGGTTATAGAAGTACCCATCAAACATGAACTCCCCCTTTTCGACTTGGATAGAGTGAAATACATGTCGATCGGCCCCCACCTGTTGCTCAAGGTAACCAAATGAGTGGCTCCAGTCGTTAAAGGGAAGATAGGTTGGGTTAAGACGGCACATAACACCAAGCGTGTAGAACTTGTAGTCTGTCCTGCGGTTGACAACTTGCCAGACTCGCTCGCGATGCCAGTGCCCCTGCACACCCGGCCCCCCAGCCTTCTCCGCAGCACTCTTGGAAGGGTTTTGGCCTCCACCACCTAACCCTTTGCCACCGTGCTGGATATCAAATCCAAAATGACTGTACACATCTGGGTAAGAAAACCACTCGATACCCCGCTCTTTTAGGCTGAGGGCCTCAGCCAACACAGAGTTGGGGTCCTTTGACTTAGTCATAAACGGAAGCAGCTCTGGATGTTCGAGGATTCGCTGTCTGATTCGATCAGAGTGATTTCCATAGAGAAATTTGGTAATTGTGTTGGGAGAAGCTTCCGCCAACTCATCCAAGATTCGCTTCGCCATCCCCAACTCCTCAGCAGTCTGGCCAAGCCGGGCGGGATCCTTGTCGAACTTCGAGAGCTCATAAGCATCAATAAAATCACCATTGATTATATGGTAGTCGGGGCGCTTATGACGCATGAAATTGAGGAAGGCACGGTATGTGGGAATATCTACTTCTGGGATGTGCCAGTCGCCAGATATGATAGTACGCCGTATCTCAGGTGCATTCCTTCTAGGTCGGCCTTTAGACCGACTGGGCAATGAGAGTTTCATAGATAAATATGTCCTCTAGGTAATATCTATCTTATACACACTTACTATATATCTGTCAATAACCGACTATTGGTTATTCCTCATCTCTCTCCACCTATCCCTAATCATCTGGGCATATCTCACAGACCTTAGGCCATAGGCACCCAAAGCAATACAGTCATTTACTTCCACAGGAAGGGTCTCGCCACTCGCAATCACACCGACGTCCAGAGAGAAGGCCACCGGTTGATCTGTGTAGGTGTCGATCATTTGCTCGATCTTCAAAACATCGGGAAAGATAGTTGGGGTTCCGAGGTAATGGCTGATATTGACGATCTGGTGGTGGTGAATGAACACTCGCCACTCAGATCCAAACTGCACGACTTCACTACACAAGACCGGAGTGGCACTATCTGCGTGGAGAAAAACAAGGGTGTCAAATCTATTGCTTATCACTTTCCCAGGGAAGAGTTTGTGCTGATCTGGAAGAGGCTTGACGAAGATTGGCTGGAAGGACTCAGCAGAGGTCAAATCTATGACATCATCTATCGTTGACTTCCATAGCCTTCGGCCAGCAAAAGGAAGTAACTCCGCGGGAATCGCCTCTAGGCCGGAGTATTGTATGGATAATTTCTTGAAAGCTCTCTCTACCTCAACCACACCGCCGATAACAATTGCATCAGGAGGCAAGTCAAATCTCAATTGACTGTCCTCGAAAAAGTGGATTTCATGACCTAGACTATCGAATCCCCGCCACGCCAGGTAGTGGTTCTTTGTTGGAAACTGGTTATGGAATCGGGGAATATATATAGGTTCAAGCATGGCTATTAGGACTGGCTAATGCCTACTTCTGATAGCAAAACAGCACACATGCGCTCGATCAAAGGTTGCTGCCATTTCAGCCTCGACTGTTTGCGCTCTGCTTCTCGCCTATTTCGTTCCTGAACATAGCCAGCATATAGCTGAGAGAAGTTCGCGGCGATTACCGCCGGATAGATAATATCTCGTTCCAAACCGAGAGCAAACAAGTCCTGCAGTCGCTGCTTCACCGTCTCATTGAGCTGGTGCCCCTTGCAGTAAGTCTCCCATGCCTGGTGACATTCCCAGCACAACACCATCAGATCCTCGTCGCACTCCTTCCATAGAATAGATTCACCACGACGGGTATAACGCAGGTGATGAAGGGTCAGTTTCCTGGCATATCCACAAGCTTCACACCCGCCACGTTCGGCAAACAAACGAGTACGAAGACCGATCCAGTGGGGCGAGTTGCAATAGACGCGGTAGTCGATCAACCGAATGGACACAGGCGTGTTAAACGGCCTTTTCTTTACTGGCAGGTGATGTGTCCTACTTTGGAAGCCATCATCCCATCTATCGGGGCTGTAGCGTCTCGTCTTAGCCATCCCGATCACCATCAAGCAGCCACACCGCCAAGCTCACAAGCAAACCTGACAGTTTCAATAGGACTAAGGTGCCAATAGGCCAAAGCCAGAGGAAAGCGCCTAGCTTGCCGGCGAATTCGCTACCGAAGATCCAGCTATAGAGCAAGAGTGGGACGGATAGGGTAATGCTAAGTGTCACACAGAGTAGTAGACAGCCTAACTGGGTCGTTTGGTTATCATCTTGATTCATCTATCTCCTATTCATCACTATCCATGTGATCGGAAATTACAAAAGCTGCAATAACCAATATCGCGAGTATCAACCAAAACATATATCCCTTTCGCTAATAGCTCCCTTATACGCTCTTGAAATACATATGTCAACACACAGAAAAGAGGCTGGATATACATCCAACCTCCAATCCTATCTCTTCGATTTTTCGACTTCTAGCTCTTCTCACCTATCTTCTGGACATATACCTTGGACTCATCATCTTCAGCAGTCCACACCATTACCCGGATACCAAATGATGAGGCGATCCGGCCCAAGGAAACCTTAGCCCCACGTACCGTTTTCCCCTCAGGAATATCCACAACCGCAACCTTATCATCCGGAAGTGTTTGAATGACCTCGGTGTAGTACGGGTTAGTCGCAATGGTATTCGCTGGAGGCGCTGGTGCTTCACTTGGATCGATGAACTTTATAGCCATTGTCTGTATCTCCCTGGATTCTTCTCGAATATATCTGAATAGTCTATCACTCTAACGGGAATCTATTACCTGCGTTTCAAACAGTATCGAGCGTGCCTCAAAGTTCATAGCCTGGAATTCATTGGGTACTACAACAAGGGGAAATATCAGCGACGCAGACAAAGACATCCCCAGACTAGGTCTGGGGATGCGGGGCCGTCCTATCCGTACTGAAGGAGAGGCACTCCTATGGTATCAGACTTACCCAAGGTGAGGACTTTGTCGATCAGCCAATGAGATCCAGACCACACCGAGGGGCTTGATCGGCGTGCCCCGGATCCCATCGCTGCCTCATGCCTATTCCGGTGACGCGCGCCGTGCACAGACATGAGAACTCCCCAGTATATGGGGATGATGATCCCCCAGCGCAGGAATCCTACCAGTGTCGCCTTTATCTTGCCCAATCACAGAGAAATGGAGCACCAGGCACATTTGCTGGGGTACGCAACGATTGGCTCCGGTACTCCACACCTAAACTAATGCAAGATTAGTGCCTGTAGGCGGAGTATCACTTATGAATCTACCAGAGGGACAATATTCTCAATATCTGGGTCCCCACCCTGGTAATCACTCAGTATCTGATCAGCCGCTTCATCTACGTCCATGAACTGGATATAGGCTGCAGCGATCTCCGCCAATCCATGACGTGCCATATCTCCTGGATCGAGTGGATTGAATTGCTCTCCCGCCGACTTTGCGCCGAAGTCCAGCAGAATCAGAGCAGTAAGCTTATCCAGGATATCCCACCTGTCTTCTCTAGTTATGTGTGGAGGGATCTTAGAAGTCATCATCAGGATTCCCCACCCGGAACAACGGTAGTCCAAGGGAGTGCCATAGTCGGCAGACTTGTAGGCGATCGTCGAAGACGGCCATCACGTTGTATTTCCCTTTGATATGCTCGTTGTAGATGTCTCTCTTGACGTCGACGTCCTGCCGACGGTCATCTGATCCACGCATATAGAGGCGGCTGTAAAAGACACTGTGATTCTGCAGGAATCTCTCTGTAGGCTCACGATGTGTTTCGGGTCTTCCGGACACCAGGAAGAGAGCTCGGCCGAAGTCCCCTTGAGTATTAGTTCGGGCTGCTCCAGAGACGATGTCCCAAACGGGTCTGTTGAACAAGTCTTGGTCGCAAGTCGACGCGTCGTAGGGGTTACGGCCGTTCAGTAGCGCCAAAGTCCCATCTAAATCGCAAACGATTGCCTCTGGAAGGTCGAGATTGTATTCAACCACCTCCGCCTTCGGTGCCAGAAACTGGCTATGCATGTCCCGTATGACCTTCTCGCCCACTGACTTCTCACGCTTCAGATCGCGCTTGATACACTCCTCAAGGGGAACATCTGTGAAGTCCTGGATTCGGACACGGTGCTGCTTACCTTCCAGCTTGTTGATTTCGGAAACCAGGTGACGGATACGCGCTTCGTGCTTGCTCGCAAGATTAGTGTCGTCAATTATGAGGTGGGTATTGTTCTTCAGCGCCTGCCGAATAACTTGATCACGCAGGTCCAATACAAACCTCTCGTTGGATCGGCTCCAGCGACCACCATCTAACATGGCGCGGATATCGTCTTTTGACCAGCGTTTTGTTTGTCCGGGATTGGCTTCGACTTGCTGACGAGCGTAGGTTGTTTTTCCACTGGCAGGCAAGCCCTTTAAAATTTGTACCTCAGACATTGGCCTCCTCGCTTTGAGACTGCTCTGCCTCGAGATCTGTTGCTTCCTCATCCAGCATCTTCGACTCAAAACTCAAGAATTCTGGGCTCTTGGCTTTTAGAATATAAGGAGTAAGACCATCAACCCGGATACAAACACCCTCGTCAACCGTACCGTTGTCATCTAGCGGGATTGCGTGGGTGTATCCAGTCTCGGCATAGTGGCGATCCATGAATGCCTGGACGTCGAACTCATCGATCTTGCCACGCCACAGTTCTGGTACATGCTTCAGCCCAAGCTCTTCGCAAAATAACCTCACCTGGTCCCAGGAGAGATCAGTCAGACGCCCCTGATTGTTGATGAATGCGACGCGGTAAATGTAAAGCTCATTGACTCCCATCGGTTGGCCGTAGTGATATCCCTTCTGGATGTCTCCACCATCAGGGGTGTACCCTACCAACTCACCATAGAGGATGAAGTTCTGGGGCAGAATGCCCTCCAGACGCTGGCCTGATTCAGTCCAGATGTCGGACGAATAGAATCCACCATCGGGGTTGTGAACGTCCTTGATGACCTTTCGGGATCCAAACACATAATCGTACTCATGAGTCTCGATGCGTAGTCCTAGACGCTTCAGAGCCTTCTCTAAGATGTTTAGTTTTCGGGTGACAATCGTATGGCCGATGCGTGAGCTTGTCCCATGCAACTTTTGGGTGACCACCACCTGAGTACCTGGCAGGATTCGGTCGACATTGCGGAAGAAGTTATCGGAGTCCAGGTGTTCGGGAAGGAACTTAGCATCTACGCGGACAAATCGGGGTTTCTTTACCAGATTAGCGTTCCCGCTCGATCGACGCTTAATTTCGTATTTCTCGCACAGCTTGTGACCATTCAGTTCATCGAAAGTATCACCAACCTGGAGTTCTTTCACCTTTGCGCCGGTGAATTCCAGTGAGTTCAAGGGCATAAAGAGGCAGTCAGAGCGGTTGCCGCGGAACTTCATGGCTTTTACCCGGCGATTATCTTCCAGGTAGCCTTTGGCGCTCTGGTCCTTATTCTTGTCACTGTGTCGGTAAAGACTATTTTCTCGACAAAACTCATCACTTAGCTGGGTTTCCGCCGGGAAGACAATGCCAATATCCCCTACCTGGGTGCTCTTGCCAACGATGGCCTGGAATCCGATAAGTGGAGTACCGACGATGTTGTCGGATCCCTCAAGTTGATTGATGGCAGTAATTTTCACGACGACTGCGGCGTAGTTTGCGTTCTCTGGTGCCTGTAACTTCATATACCTCCTACTAAATACTGATTGCCTAATGTTTCACATGAAACGTAAACGTACACCTTTATCCTACTTGGAAGTCTTACGCTTCTTCTTCTGTGTTGTCTTCTTGGCTACTTCCTTGATGCCTTCCACGGTGACTCCAGTGATCGTTACCTGATCACCAGTCTCTTCATCTCGAAGGACCATAGTGCCCTCGGGAAGTGATGGGTCGGTGGTGACATTCACCTTGGCACCAGCATCCAGGGCTTCTGCGATACGCTTTTGAGCCGCCTTAGTGCGTCGAACCTTGGCTTTGTCCTTCTGATCGTCCTTCTCATCATCCGCCATTCGGGTCTTTACCTGGGCGATGCGTTCCCGGGTCTTCTTGTGTTCGGCCGCAATGGCATCCCTCGTCTTCTGGCCGTCTTCCTGGATATTCGACTGGGTGGCCTCAACGACTGAAGTGGCTTCTGTGGAGATGACTCCGGCCAATTCGTCGGCCAACGGAAGTTTCTTCACCACCCCGGTTAGCATCTTCACTGCTGTCTGATTGTTCTTGGCATGACTGGATGACTGACTACGAGTCTCTTCAGCTTCGGAGGTGATGCGCTCCTGCAGATCTATGAAGGGTTTGCGTAGGTCTGGGAACTCTGGGGATTTCCGGTTGAGCAGGTGATTCTGTTTACTCTCCAGACGGTAGATATACACCCAGAGGGTGAGAATACCGGCGAAGTTGAGGAGGATAAAAGGGATGGGGTTCATACCTCCACCTCCTCAATCTCATGAACCAGCGCGTTCTTGTCAACTTCGAGCTTGGGTAATAACTCCAGCGTCTTTTCACTGAACCCTGCCAGGCAGAATACGCGATCCTCAGGGAATTGCAGTGTGCCGTAGCCGGCCAGGTCGACTGAGAAGACTGTTGGGTTTGCCCCGGTGCGCTTCTTATACGCGTTGAAGGCTGTGGTTGGTGTGCGATAGCCCATCCAACCCTGCATATCAGAGAAGATAACGATGCGGTCGTATGCTTTGGTCGCCGTATTGAAGGCAGCTTCAAAGTTGGTGCCGTGGCCAACGCTTGTAGCACCGCCCCAGCGATTGGCCTCCTCAAGAGCCATCATGATGCTCAAGATGCTGTCGGCCGGGTTGAAGGTGAAATAGCGGGCAGTGTCACCAAAGTAAATCAGATCGGCGTCCTGAGACTTAGCCAGGGACACACCCAGCAGGGCTCCAGTCTGGAACATCGTTGCCTGGGAGTTGCCACTCATACGGCTGTCCATTGAGCCGGAGTGATCGATCACAACCAACGTCTTTCCTGGCATCTCGGGCAGATTTCCGACGGAATGGTCGAGTGCGGTGGACAGGGCCTTCAAGACCTTATTGGCGCCGGAGACCTGACTCATCTGCTGATACGCGGTGTAGAAGCGGAATGGCAGGACACGGGAGCGACGAACCTGGTTTGGGTCGGCCAGGGTTTCTAGCGCCTGCTTGATGACGCTCTCGTCTTTTACCTGTTCAACCAAATTCCTTAGGTTACGCAATGTAGCCATGTAACCGAGCTTGCGGTTGGTAATCAGTTCAGCCCAGGCCTCAGCCTTCAGATCCGCCTTGTCCTCATCGGACTCGGCCGACTTTCCAGCCTCAGTCAGTTTGGCTTCCCAGGTGTCGGTGTTCTTTAGTGTGCCCTCAATGAGTTGTTTGAGCGCCTCAGTATTCTTGGCTGACGGAACCGGGTGGGTGATGTTAACCAGGTCAATGAGCGACAACGTTTTGTCTTCACCCCGGTATTTAGCCAGCTGGTAGCCGTCAAACTTGGTCAAACCAGCTGCCAATCCCTTCTTTAGAGAGTTCGGAATCGGCTTGCCGTATTTGGTTGTGTAGTAGGAAAGGATCTCTGTGGCGTCATCAGGGCGCTGGACAACTGCGGCGAAGAATCGCTTGGTCCATTGCTCACCCTTGACCAGTCGGGCAACCTCACCGGCGGCCACGTGGCTAATCGAGCGCAGATTGTACTTGGTTCGGGCGAAGAGAGCAGCCTGAGCAGCGAAGCGCTTATCCGGCAGGGTTTCAATCAATTCGACGAGACGCCTCATAGTGTTGTCAGCTGATCGGTAGTATTGGTCTGTGACAAATGAATTCAGAAGAATGGAGGCTATTTCAAGCTTCGCATCCTCCTTGTATGCGCGACCGCCTGCAAAATTTGTGGTGCGGGTGCCGACTGTTGTGGAATTGAAACGTGACATGTGCCTCCTACGAAAGGTAATAGTGATTAGTGGGTATTCGATAGCTACCCCTCAACTCCTTGGGAGAAAGTTGAGAGGTATTAAGTCGCCTCATCCGAAGATGAAGGGTAGTCACCGAATATCAGTCCAGCGGGAGAAAACCGAGGTGGGAAATGTACGTGCTCTACCACTGAGCTATGGGGCCCTAGGTGGCCCCAGTTGGATTCGAACCAACGACAACGTCGTTAAAAGCGAAGTAACCCAATCTCTCACTGCCCGCTGGGCTGTGATTTCAAACACTCAGGAGAAAGGTGGGGAGAGTGTAAAAGCGCTCTAACCAACTGAGCTACTGAACTTTCGTCCAGACAGGACTCGAACCTGCGACCTCTCGGTTAACATCCGAAGTAACCCTACCCCTCACTACCTGAGTGAAGTGTTTTCAAATGCCTGGGAGGAAGGTGAGGAGGGTGGAAACATCCTTGCGGACATCGACTGGAATCGAACCAGTATAGGCAACATTTCAAGTGTTGTTGATCACCAAAGATCAGCGAAGTAACCCTTACCTCTCACTGCCCAAGCATTCTATGTATTTTTGTATGTACATCTTACTTATACATCTATTATGTATCGTTGTCAATAGGTGAGATATTCGCACACTCATCCAAAGAAAAAGGGCCGGGGAGTAAATTCCCCGACCCCAGTTGACCAGAATCATCACTACCGCGTAGTAGATGAAGTCCAGCTGTGGATTGTCGATCTCTCGATGCCATCGTTGATGACATGTGTTGCACGCCAGGTGCAGGATGGTCTCTCTTCCATACCTCTTGGGCATAATGTGATGCTTGGAGGTGTTTTTGCCCTTACGCACAGACCTTCCGCAGAAGAAGCACGTATTGCCTAAGCGAAGTGACTGACGACAACGACGGTCTGTTCGACCATCACGCCGTCCGCGTTCACGTAGCTGTTGTCCTTCTCCTTGCCGACGACGGTGATTGTCTCTCCGCGACGCACGAGGTCTCGGGCAAGCTCTGCCGGTGATCCCCACGCTTGGATGTTGTGCCATACCGCATCAGCTCCTTGACCAACTCGAAGACCAGCGGTCCAAAGGCTCCTGCCTCTTGGTTGCTGGAATCTTGGTCGGCCTACAACACCAGTGAGCGAAATCTCTCCTTTACCAACTACAGGTGCAGGTGGTGGAGTCGGCTCGTCTGGTGGTGAATCTGAAGGTGTGTCATCACCTACGAATTCCAGGGTATCGACCAGCAACGTCATCTCAGTGAGATGTTGTCTAAGCTGCTGGATGATCTCGTCTTGCATGGATCCTGTCTCCTAACAGCGAGTTGGCGAAGGGGTCGGGACAAAGCCCGGCTGCCCACAACACCAATGCGTGTCGAGCGGCGGTTACCACCATTCGACGTTCCAGCGTCATGCCGAGTGCCTTTTCAATCGCGTCAGCGACTTCAAAAGCCTGAGAAGGAGTGACTCCCTCCTTGAGATCCAACATGACCGGGCGGCGGGCCTTCAGTTGCTGAATAGCCTGCTCGTACATGTCAGCGTCTCCTTTCTGGTATGGAGAAAGGGCAACCGGGGCGATCCGCCACACAGTTACCCTTTAGCCAGGCACTATTCAGTAGTTCAGTCAGCCAACCGCGCGGTATTGGCATCAGACTGGTCACCACCGACAGCTAAAGCTTTTCCTCGCCCCTACCGGGCGCATCGACCTTGGCGGTCGTCCATCCGGTTTAGTGAGGGAGGTTTGCTCTCGATTCAGGAAGCGGAGTGATAGACTCCGCGGATTCGCTGGTGTCACTGGCCAGACCGAGGGACTCCAGGTGTTTGAGGAATAGACTTCGCTCCCACCAGGTGTTCATGTCATAGGTGATAGAGCGTTGGCCAGTCTGAGGGTCTTCCAGAATCGAACAGCGAAAGCCGTAGCGATCCTTACCGAACCCAACGAACGTAAAACTTGAGTCTTTCGCAGGCATGGCAAAACCCTCCTGGATGTTTAGACATCTAGAAGCTTAAACATCTTGACATCTAAACATCTAGACATCATAGAATATGAGGTTGTGAAGGGACGATTAGAGAGGGATTAAGCTCTCACGCCCCAAAGCAGAGGCTGGTCTGTCGACCTGGTACAACCAGGGGACATCCAGCGGCAGGCACATGCTCAGGGGAGCGAAAGTTCAAACCGTTTTTGCCTATGGACCTACCCTTAGATCCCGCATCCATCAGACATTGCTGTGTTCACCGGTACTGCTGATTGCGGTCGGCCTGGGAACAAAAAAGAGCTCCCGGCAGTACTCGGAAGCTCTTGTCTGGCTTGAAGCGATTGTGTTTCAAAACGCTGGCCGGGTACTGCATGGCTGTATGCATTATATCAAGCAGTTGGCTAGGATTCTGGGCCCTCTCGCCAACCCCGAACCTGGTGTCTCAAGTCGCCTGGTGGAATAAACCACCGGACGACTGAGTGATCGGGAGACACCCCGGTCGCTCGGTTCACTTTTTGAGGTTGGCGAGAACGTTCAAACACTGAAAGATGGAGAGGAATTGCCCCGAGGGACTTAGCTCCTCGGCTTGTTGCCCTAGGTGCTCACCAGAACGCCCACCGGTTGCGATGGCGGTAGCGAACCGCCTCACCGGAGTGTTGTCTAGCGACAACTCTCACTCCATCTTTCAAAATTCGGGCCAGGATGTTTCGAGCGTGTGTCGATCGCTTCCGCGGTTCCTCCCCCAGACCTCCGAAGTCTGTTTTACCCTCTGCACACGCGCATATGAGGTGGGTTTTCTTGAGTTACCTGGCTCGAATCTGGAGAGGCGTCCGGACGGCCCAACACCCTTTGACGAAGGTGAGCACTATCCCCTCCAGAGTCCAACCAGCGAACCAGTAGGCAGCCGCCGAAGCTAATCCGCCACATCCCCGCCATGAAGGCAGGTTGCTGGCTCATCATGTCCGCTTCCCCGATCAAGGGTTCTAGGCAAGCCCGACACAGACATGGAAAATCTCGTCGGAGAGGTGCCGTTTTGACGGCAGGGAGTTTTTACGTCTTAGGCAACAACCCCACGGAGTACGACCATCTCGTACCAAAACACACAACAGACCTAACACTGTGCCGTGATGACTGTGGAAGCTCTCTGGCTTCAATCCCCTCCGCTGTGCTTGCCGGCTTGGTGGAGTCCGAACAAACACAGCGCAAGAGACTGACTACTCCGTGTTCCACTCCAGTGGCGACTCTTCGTCCACAAAATACTGATTGATTCTGCTTGGATGAAAGCCATAGGCGATGAGTAGACCGACGAAAACCTGAAGCACTTTAGCGACAGTCGCTCCGTCACTAATAGTGTGGCTCATTGATTCGTTGTTGCCCCCAATCGTGATTTTCATTCCCCTCCTCCGGACAACTCCAGTTCCGTTCCCCGCAATGCTTACATTGGTCACAGAATCGATTGATGGGCCATTCCCACCACCGGTGACACTTCCTGCAATCTAGTCGTATTGTTTGTTCCATACCTTACTTATACGCCCCCGAATATAATATGTCAATACATAGAAACCCCCGACCTGGATGAACCAAGCCGGGGTACATGTCTCTCTACTGGTGAAAATCGATTACCACCAGGTACTTGCGACCGATGAAATCAGGACTCACTACATCTCCCTGGAAGTCAACACAATCGGTGTCAGCCAACGTTCTGCCCTCCCATTGCTTGAGGTGGTCGTGATAGAGCTGTGGCGTGATGAGCATAGCGTCATCATCTGAGCCACCTTCCACGTAGCCAGTCTCATCATCCCTTCCTATCAGGTAGCCAGAGAACCAACCCCCGACGGAAAAGTAGTCTGCAAGGGGCGACACGATCGAGAACAGACATCCGTCCACTCCCCCACCTATAAAGGAAGGGTCATTTTCCAGGCGAACCGTCACCTCTTCACGCACCGCGGCCGACGTTGTACTCTCCGAAGTCGTTGTAATGAGCAATAGATAATGTCCCATAACTCACCTCCGCTTCGATCGGCGCAGAAAGCCCTGATCAATCGGATTACCGGAATACGCCTCAATCCAGACCAACACACCAGCACCAGAATGACTAATCACCTGGGCCCTGGATAGTGTCTCTCCAGAGGACTTACCAATCTGGTCGAGCAAACGTGCCGCCAGTTCCGGGGTAAGTTCCTGGTTGTAGCCAAAGAACACTCGCTCTCCGGCTTTCAAACGGTCGACGAGATTCTGTCGCTCCTCTGCAGTCATCTCCTGCTTCCTTTCACTAAGCTCACCAGCCAATCTGATGAACTTGGTAAAAGAAGGGAGCGAGTGGTTGACCCGCTCCCGATGACTAGGCGGCGATTGATTGCTCCTGTGATGGAGCTTCAATCTCCAGCCAGCCGGATATCTTCCGCACAGCCAGGTGAATCTCACTCAGGCTCTCATGCAGAGCTTCGACGGTTCCGTTGTAGGCAATGATGTAATCCCTGCTGAAGGGGTTATCGAGGCCGAAGAGTTTGGCAAGCAGGTAACTTGTGGCTTCCGCGCACAACTCTCTCTGTTGCTTGGAGGTCTCCTCATGCCGCTCTGAATGCTTGAGTACGATATGGGCCGCTTCATGGAGGAGGCAAAGGAACTTCTCACTGTCAGACAGATTCCTGTTGATAGTGATTTTGTCGCCTGAAGCCATACCATGAATAGTTGAGGGCAGGTCATCCTCAATGACCAGGACTCCCTGGACACCGATTCCTACCCGGGCCATGGTGTACAGACCATCGTAGTCACCCTCCAGTGGATGGGTAAACGACGGAATCTCTACATCGCCTTCGAGCTGAGACACATCAAAGATTGGCAAGGCAAGCCAGCCAATCAGACGGTTCTCAACCTCTCCAGTCTCTGGATCCGTGACATCCTTGAAGTACGGACCCCGAACCCATACAGCAGACTCACCTTTTCGCACCTGGTAGCCGAGCTTCTCCCACTGCCTGAAACCAGCACACAATGATGCATCAGGTCGCTGCATCAGGATCAACATGACGTTACCTGGGGAGTACTTGCGGAACCGACTATAAAATTCTAAGAGGCGTAAAAACCCCTCGGTATGGCCTTCATTGAGCTGTTGTTCCAGCTCAGTGATAGCCTCGGAAAGCTGCTCCTGTAGCTGATCGCCACGCTCGCGCCTGTTCACGTCTTTTCTCCCTTACTAGCCTTGGCTGTCCCGCACGATTGCGAAACACCTTCAGACCAACAAGGAGAGGAAGTTAGACAGGCAGTTATTCATCGGCTGTATCAGCGGCGAGTTTATCGAAGTAGCCCAAGCACAATCTGAATGATGAACCAAGCCCCGGCCAGAAGCACTGTGGCGACAAGGCAGGTGAAGAGGGCGAGGTCAGGCTTAGACATTTGGATCCTCGATCATTCCATGCCTTTCCATCTCAAGCCACTCTTCCTTTGAGAAGAATCTTTTATCAAGGTTGGGTGTGCAGCCACATATCGAACAAACTCCATTTACAACGGTGTGGCTGCCGCATTTGGTGGGTGAAGAGGAGGCAGCTTTGGTTTCCTGACCTCCTTCTATAGCTTTGATAAGGGCTTGTTCGTATTCCGATATGCCACTGTTCCTCCCAGCTGCCATATCAATCATTCTTGGGCCGTCTGAAATATGGTTGACAACCGGGTCTGGCTTCACACTCTTCACCAACTCAATCATCTGGGCCTTGGCTTTATCCTTCTGGGTGTAGTGAATATGGGGAGTCGTGTTTCTTGGTCTTATGCCTGTAGTTACGTCCCAGCCAAAATCATCTAGTATTTCATCCACACGCTGGGTTTTAATTCCCTCGAATTCGGGGGTTTTAGTTTTGGTGGTGACATTAATGTCCTTAGCGAACTCATCTAGGGCTTTGTGGCAATTGCTTATCGGAGATGGGGGATATATTCGAGCCATTATTTCGCCTCCTTCTCTTGGTTCCACTTGGGCGACTGGCACTTTCGGTTAGGACATTGGGATACAAACCTCTTACGAGGATTCCACTGGTGGCCGCATTGCTGGCAGGTTAGTTTTGTAATTTCAATTGGTTTATTCATGATTATTGGAGTCAATATATTTTTAGGCAGGGCAGTTTATAGACCTGCCCAGGTCTTGATTATTAAGCCCTGGCGTACCCAACACCTATTGCCGGGTTATCGTTATCCCAGTAGTCATTAGGGTTATTGAAGTCGAAACTATCTGCCTCAACTTCCCATACATCTAACCAAAGATTATCTTCTGAATCATAGAACCTACCATCAAGATTATCTGTTAGCCAAATACCATTCTCTAGCTCTATCTTGTTCTGTTGATGAGATTCTTTTAACTTCACTACCACTTCAGGCTGGACCTGTTCAGCCTCTGTATCGCTTACTTGGATAATTAGGATTTTGTTGCTCATAGTTTTAATGCCTTTCTATGAAATATTTATTAATTATTTAACCTAAATTTAGTATATGACATATCATAATATATGTCAATAGGGCAATTTCTCATATATAAAACCCCATTAATTTTCCCCTCACCACAGCAATAGTTCCGCCCCAAATGCCTATATGATGCTCCAACAGCATAAAAGAATAGGGACGCCTCAACACGAGAGACGCCCCTTGACACTAGGCTGCTTGGGCCTCCTCATCAAGCTCCAACCACCCGTAGATGGTCTGCGCACCTCTCGATAAGGCGAGACTGGTTCACTTGGGGTTCAGTTCAAGCCAAAGGAGGGCTGCGGCTTCGACAATGTTGTCTCTGGACTCTTGGGGACAACTCATCGGCTCTTCTAGCTGCCTTTCAGAATTAGCAATTCTCAAAGTCCAATCGGTGTCGATTACGTCCCAAAAAACGCTTAGGTCAAAGCCGGACCAACCGTTATCCCATTCGTCAAGATGAGCGTAGGGCTTCAACTGATCCAGAATCTCGGTCAGGATGGGGGCGGCACACTGAGGACGGAGCGGTCGTATGGAACCATCAGTCAACATGTTGAAGTCTGTACGCAATACCCAGGTTCCAGGACGACTCAAGGGATCTATCCACTTGAAGGTACAGTGTTGAGGGAAACCAGCTTCTTTCAGCTTCTGGCACGTCTCTAGGGTTGGTACATGGTTTTTCATAGTAAGTAGGGTGGGGAGTCGCTTAGCGGTGGACTCCCCAATAACCGTTTGTCTCTACTTCTTGTCGCCCCAAAGCCTCTGAGCTTGCTTTATCACATCAATGCGATCTTCCAGCTCGTACTCTCGCTCCTGGATATCGGCCAAGGTTGGCGTCAGATCTTGTTGCAGGGCTTGGAGGTCCTTATCGAGTCGCTGCATAATGCGGATGGACTCGTTCAGGTTGGCACGGATCTTACCCAGTCGAAGGACTGCTCGCTCTTGGTTGAGCATGTCAATAGTCCTCCGCAAATAAAATCGTGATCGCCACACCATCCTCTAAAACCCAGACCTGCCTGCCGTGGAAGTCGAATGTGTACATTCGCTCTTCTTCAGGCAATTCCTCAGCGGTCAGAATCCACTCCAGCCAACCATCCCAAACCTTTTGCAGGTCAGCATGAGTCAAGCTTTCCGCAATAGCTGCGGTCATCACCAGTCGCTTGGGTGGATGGGAGTTGTAACAGCGGTTATCGAACGGCTCCTGCAACACACCATCGGCCAACGCCTGGTCTACCGAATACGAATGGATAACAAAATCCCAGTCTCCGTTTTGCTTGTCGCTCACGGATAGCTCCTAGCCTCTCTCGCTACTCAGAAAATGGTCTGAGCACCGATGAAGCCAGGAGGGATAACTAGGATCTAGTCATTTTCAGCTTCCGAAATTCAGCCCCTTGGTGGGCAATAGTCGGCCGCGGAGCATGGTATTTAGCTCCTCAATTACCCTGTCTCGAACTAATTCATCTTCCTTGATATAGGCCAAGGTCATATGCGCTTTATAGCCCGGGAAAGTGTTGATGTGGGGGAGGAACTTCAGACGCTCGTTACACTCCTGGAGTTCCGGGGTGATAACAAGGTGGGCGACGATACAGTAGTAGGGTTCGTCTGCCTTGGGACTATCAAAATAGCCAACCTCGTCGATTTGCACGGTGGGCGGACACACATTGCCGCTATTGAGCACCTGCAATATGTGCTTCTGCATCTCGGGACCACTTCGCAATAGGCCATAGAGCAAGGTTACGTGTGGTTCTCCAGCAACTATTCCCGTGGCATAGCTGGCCGGATCTTCATCAACATAGACCTCCTCCGGCTTGATGGCCTCGCTGACTCGCTTCCCCAGGTCTTCCGGGTCGATATCAAGCATGATGCAGCCGAGTCGGCCGATGTCATAACCCAAATTCTCATACATCGATATGAATTGATACGCACTGATTTGTTTCTCCATCTACCTCCTTGGTGAGTACTTGTCTTTCCGGCTGCCATCTGCTGCCTCCCAGAATCGAGGGACATGAGATGAATCCGGATATTTAGTTATCGTCCCGCCAAAATGGTCTTTCGTAGAGGTCGGGATCATATCTCACGTCATGCCGACCACAACCCGAGCATACAAAGAGGTGAAATCCGCACTCTGGCGTCCACCAAAACCACTTTCTCTTCCCATCAATCTCGCTGTAGTTGTGAGCTCCCTTGAGCTTCTTGCACCACTTGGCCGTGGATCGGTTGACCTTGCTTGGCATAGATGTACTGGCAGATTTTTTCTCTCGTTGCTGGACGGCCTTGGGTGTACTCCAATTGATGAGTTTCTTTGACATGATCCTCCGAAATGGGTTGGGGATAGTTTTCGGCATCCCCTATGCCGTTACCTCTATTCTTCAGCAACGACTCCCAATGCAGTAAGAAAGTCACCAATCTGGGACTTCTTGATTTTCGTATTGCCTCCTCGACCATAGAACTTGGCTCCACTCAGGTTGGCTCCACTCAGGTTGGCTCCACTCAGGTTGGCTCCACTCAGGTTGGCCTTACTCAGGTCGGCTTCATACAAGTTGGCTCCATACAGGTCGGCTTCACGCAGGTTGGCTCCACTCAGGTCGGCTCCACTCAGGTCGGCTTCATACAAGTTGGCTCCATACAGGTCGGCTTCACGCAAGTCGGCTTCACGCAAGTCGGCTTCATACAGGTCGGCTCCATACAGGTTGGCTTTACTGCTCAAGACCGCTTCTATCACTGTTCTTTTATCCGTCTCGGCCAGAATCGAGCCATCTCTTTTATAGAGGGTTACCCCTTTAGTCTTCTCAGAATCCTTAGCCTGAATATGCCGCTGCAACTCTTCAATTTTCCTCTTAGCTTCCTCAACACTTAGATCACTGGGTTTTGGTTGTATAAACATCTTATGAGTCTCCTAAAGAAATGGAGGAGTTTAGCGGCACCCCTCAGGCCGTTGTCTCTTAATATGGTGGCATTGCCTCATCCCCAATATCGCCGTTCTGCTCGCTGTAATAGTCGTCATAGCGGCGGTCGTGGTCATCCTGCTCTTCGTCGTCCAATTCGTCGGTCATTCCAGACCAGTCTTCAGGTTCGTCGTCCCGGTAGTGCTCTTCCGCTCCGTCAAGCCAAGGCCTAGACCAGTAAGGGATGCTCATACGTCATCGCCTGCAATTCTCCTGGTATGCTCATCGATCCGGTAGCGGGTATCCCAGCGCAGGAAGCGCCAGATTGCCTTTAGTCTCTCTCGCAATCGCATAGTCTACTCCTAGCCTTTTGCCTCGATACCCAAAAGGTTGAGTACCGAAGTAGGGGCCAGGAGTCGTCATGTGGAGCACTACTTCCTGGATTTAGCAGCGATAACCACAATCCCAATAATCAGAGCAACTAGAAGGACAACGATTAGGCCGCCGTAAAGAGGCAGCAGGACTAACCACCAGGGCCAGTCAATATACCCAGTCAGCTTTAGTCCAATAAATAGAACACCTAATAGTGTAAGTAGACCTGGGCCTCCGTAAGATAGCCCTGACTTAGATTCACCCATATACCTCCTGTGTAATATCTTCCTTATACGCTCATATTTACATTATGTCAATATCTAATCACCTTGCAGGATGCACAATATCTTCTTGTACGCTTCCTCGACCCGTTCCTGATGAAAAACAATATTCCTGATAAATTCATCATCATAGATGCTCTTGGAGTAATAGGAGACATCTAACGAGTATTTGGACTTCACCCCAGGGAAGAATCTCCTATATAATAACTGGGTTATCCATTCACACTCGAACTCTTTTCTCATCTCGGATATTTCACTATTCGACACTCTGTTATGACCAAGCACGAAGTGACTCAACTCATGAAAAAGAGTCCAGGCTCTACTTTCGGCAGATACATTCTTACTAATCAGAATCGTCTCTGTAAGTATCGTTCTCTGTCCATTTGAATCCTCCTTGAATAAGGCGCTTACTGTACCGCTGGGCTTTGTAGGTGGAATGTCTGTCAATCTCACAGGGATATTTGCCTGTTTAAGTAGAGGTTCCCACTTATCCCAGAGAAGTCGCGCTCTGATATCTACATGGTCTTCTGCAATTGAACTCGCGCACATTTCTGGCACATCCTTATTCACAATGGGTTCAAGGGATCTCCTTGCTGGAGTATACGGAAAGAAAGAAGGGGCGTCTCGAGTGGAAACGCCCCTGTGTTTAATAAGAAGTCTTGGCCTCGTTATAAGCCTCAACCACAAGCTTGAACATGTGGGTGTTGCCACCCTTGTCGGGGTGGTAAATCTTCACCATGCGTCGATATGCCGACTCAATCTCGTCCAGCGTTGCTTCGGGTGACACATCCAGGATGGTCCACCATCCGCTAGAGACTGAACTACTATCTCCGGGAGGAAGAGCAGCAAAGCCGCGGAAAGCAGCGTCGACCATCTCTTTGGCCCCCCAACGATCCAACCCTCGTAAAGCCCCTACAGTTAACTCAAGAGCGTGGACATTGTCCTCAAGAAAAACCCACTTATCACAAGGCAGGCACCGTTGCTCACCATGAAGAGTGAAATAAACAGCGACACCGGTGTCGTGGATTTTTGGCTGTCTGGCAGAGATTTCGCCGTTCTTATTCAGAGCGGCATTAGAGCTAATGATAATGTCACTCGCTCCAAGTCGTTCGAGTTCTCGGGTCAGACCATTCCTGGCCTGGACCAATCCAGTTTGAAACTTGGAATATTGGGGATTCTGCTCCCGTGGCCAACCATCCGGCCACTGCAAGGGATAAGCTTCAGTCACTTGTGACCATCCTTTCTAGAGAGCTAAAAGAGGTTCTCTTTTCTGTTCTTGGAGTCAAAATAATCCAGGTTGGCTCACTTCTATTTCGGGATGCAAGATCTCTTCGAACAGCTTTTCCAGCGAGAAGATATACAGGCAGGGTACGCCACCCACCATTGTCACAGCTACCTGCCGACTCTTGAGCTTGACACTCTCTCCGTTGAACCAGGCATAGTTGCCGACGTTGGCACTGAGGTGAAGTGATCCGATACTCATGATGCCCGACGCTGTGTACTCGACCGTATCACCCCTGAGTGCGTATGGACTCAACCAACGCTTTACTTCCTGTTTGGCAATTGTCTCCAAAATGCCCATTATCACCCTCCGTATTAGAACCAATCCCGATGACTAGCTCTAGGCGAAGGGTGACGTTAGAACGCCGTATATCCTTTCATCAGAATTAGAGGGAGAGCAGCCAAGTAGCCACCCTCCCTCACGTCTCTCCACGAGACCCTGCCGGATCAACGGACACGAACCGCATGGTTCAAACAACGCCCGGAGATTCTTGTCTCCTCTCCGAGTCTCGCAAGAAAACGGAGACCTCCTGGCCCAGCTGGGGGAGCAATGGCCGGAGGTCTCCTCTTGCTCACGAAACCTTCAATCGCTCATCGAAGAGCTGGGACGCTTGGAGCATGGATAAGACCCCTTCGCCAAAAGCCAGCCTCTTCGATCAACGATCGAGGCTCAATCCGTCTCAGAAGAACAGGAGATGTGAGAAAAATTAGCAAAAACCCACACCTAAAGGCCTGTCCTTCTGGGAAGAATCGAGACTATCCCCTCAACTCATCGCAGGAAGTTTAAAACCGACGCCGAAGACGCCGACGCCAGCATATTGGGTATTTTGCTGCTTCCAACGAAGGTTGAGAGGTTAAATCGATACCCCAGCCGAAGCTGAGGGGACAATCTCGATCATTTGTCATGAATCTCAGTGAGGGGGCAGGAGTTGCCGAGATGCCATTTACGCACATACGCTGAGAGGTACGCTATTGCAACTCGTAAAGTCACCTGCATTACTGGATCTCCGTCCCCAGCACCGCGGCCGAAGCTTGACCTCGCCGGCTCGAGCCGGCATGAGTTGCGGCGTGTCTATCTGCTTTGCACCACCCCTCACTTAGATTCATGACTGTCATCATCAAACCAACCCAGGGACTCTAGGATTCGAACCTAGGTGGACATTATTGATCCAGGCAATTTCGTTTCATTTCCATCTGCCTGTAGGTTGGAACTCCCTCAGATTGGAACTCGATCTAGCCGCCCTATAGATTCTCCCTACCAATCGTTACAAAGAATCCAAAGCTCACACTCGCCATCCCTGTGAATGTACCCCTGGGTCGGATTGATGACGTATTTGCTTGTTCATGTGCTATACATTACTTATACGCCTAATGCAATACTATGTCAATACATCAATTTAGGCCCTGGACAGAAGAAAACCCCACCAAGAGGTGGGGCTGTGAGCCTACTTATAGACTTGTCGGCGATGAGCAATCTTGATCACGGCAATAATCAGTACGTCATTCTCGAACTCGCAGATAATCCGGTAGTCACCGACGCGGTAGCGCCAAAGACCTAAAAAGTCTGCTGTTAGGGCCTTTCCTCGCACTCGCGGGTTCTCAAGGCTACTAACCTCTTCGAGATATTTGATGATTCTTTCTTGCCAGGTGCGATCGATCTTGCGCAGCGCCTTCCGGGCTGCCGGTTCAAATTCAACTCGCCAAACCAAGCTCTCTCTTGACCTCCTCGAACGGAATCCTCTGGTTGCCTTCGGCGAGGATCGCCTGAGCATCCCTGATGTCTTCCTGGTCCTCTAGCCATTCAAGCAAGGCTTCCTGAGCAAGACTCTGCTTGTCACGACCTGTTAAGTGGGCGAGTTCAGTCAGCTCATCGTCGATTTCGCTATCGATAAGGAGGGTTACTTTTCGTGTTGTTGCCATGTAGTGCCATCCTTTCGAGGTCACGCCTCCTTCTAATAGTAGCATCGGATTAGAACAGTGAAGGCTGTTGCGGCTTCTCATCCATCTCCGCCAACTGGCGGGTGTGGTAAGCAATGTGATTGCGTATCAACTGCATGGAAGTCACCAAAGCAAGCTGGTCGTCTCCACCGAAAGCGATCTCCCTGTCATAGTGACTCAAGGACTCAACACCACGCTCCTGCATGTCTGCAAGCCGCTGCCTACGTTCTTCGAGTTTGGCTACAATGTCCTCTCTGGTCTCTTTCACTGCATCACCCTTCTAGCTGTGGTCGACCGACAATCGATCAACCCCAGGCAGCGGATGACGCTGCCTACGCTTCCGTTTGCTTACCGGCTTAGGAGTCCTGCGTATCCGACTCGACTGGACTTATTATCGAGTCGATAGCCTGTATCATTTGGGCCTTGAGACGTGGGTCTTGCCTGAATGAGTTGACTGCTTTATCTACTGAGCCAGATAGCTCACCGACAAGCAGCTTGGCAACCTTATGCCTGAACTCAATCCTTAGTTGATTCTTGAACTCATCATCAAGCACCACCTCCTTGAGAACGTCCTTCAGAACTGCCTCAAACTCTGGGGATACTTCAGCCATTACTTTATTCACGACTTCTCTTGCAGGGCTGCTATATTCGTTCGTCAGCCTATCCCTGAGAGCCGATACAAGAATGTCGCGCATATCTTCTTTACTTATCAATACTTCTTTCACTGTCCTCCATTCTGCGGCTAGGCCGCAATGTCCTTGTAATAGGCGTTTGCCTCTTCCTCCGTACTGAACAGCTTATCTGCTGGCCGAACGATCAACCCATCACTCTCGACGACGGTCACCACCCAGCGGCCCTTGAAGATATCGGAAAGATAGGGCTTGTCGACGCGCTCCACCACAAACTCTCGTGGCTGGTCTTTGTGCTCCTGGATCTTCTGGCGAAGCGCTGCGAGCTCCTCTGGCGTCTTGGGCTTTCGGTTGCGCAACGCCTCGTTGCTACGGTCGACTTCGGCCTGGCGCTGCTCGTAGAACTTCTTGGCGGAGACGTTGGGGATGTTCATAAAGTCTCCTTGGTGATGATTCCTTGCTTGAATAGCTTGATGGCGAGCTTGCATGCGGCGTCTTCCGGAGCCATTGCTTCACTTCCGATACCACAAGGGGAACCATCTAAATTGTTGTACTCCAATACCCAAGATCCATCGTCAAAAGGAATTATCTGTAGGCTCTGGTTTCCCAATATGAGCACTGGCAACTTCCTCAACAAATATCCTAGGTCATAGGCCGGGCTGTATGTGATGCAACCCATGGTGCCATAGCCAATTTTATTGAAGTGGATAGGCTTCCTGACTCCGCAATCAGAGGCATTTCTGGAGTTCGTAATAATCACTAATTCGTGTCCAGGATCCCATCCGCTCAAGTAAAACAGCTCTTCACCTAGCTCTAGGGAGGCGTGATTCATGCTTCCCCCACTCTAACCTTGCGCACCATAGGTGCGTTCTGGGTCTGCTGGAGAATGTCTTCCATCTTATTGACCGTGTCGACGTAGTCGTTACCGGTGAGCGCCTGCAGCTTCTCCAGGGCTGTTTGGGCGACCCAGGCCAGCTGATGCGCCCTGGTATTTCTGATGCGTTGTGCCTCATTTGCTGCCATGTAATTATCCCCCTTATTGGTTATACATCTATATTATTACTATTATATTATTATGTCAATACACAAATTCATCACCTGCTGCTTCCGCCCTCGCCTTCGTCTCCATCCGTGTCTGCCACGCCCTCACTCTAGGCAGATACACCTTCTTCAACCATTTGTAGTGCCTTCCCCGCCGCTCAAGAGCCTCGGTGAGGATCTCTCCCCATAGTTTCCTGACTTCATCTTTTGCTTCGTCGGTTTCGGCAGCGCCATATTGCGCGTAGGCCATTTGCAAGCTGCCCATATGCAGGCGATCAAGCCAGTCCTGGCGGTGTTCTGCATCTCGTGGGGTGGTGGGTGGGGCTAGTGGTGCTGTAGCCTGGTGCTTGGCCATGATGGCCGCAACGTTGATTGTTCCGTGCATAATCCCCCTTTACTGTGAAAGCCTCCGTCGCCGTGGGTACGGGTCGGGAGGCTTTCGTTCTATGCTGACTCTTCGGATAGTGTGCAAACGTCATAGAGCATCTTAGGAATCTCTAGGAGGAAGCCATCCTCGGAGACAAGATTATAGAAGTGTGTCTCTTTGGTTTCCGTCCGTCCTGTGCTGAGACCGTAGGAAAGAATATCTATCTCTTCTGTATTAACACTGTGACACTTGGCAACGGCTAAGAAGAGTGAATACATATTCTGATTCGTCATGACGGTGCCCTGATACCTGATAAGCCCCTTCAGATGTTTCTCCACCCGTCCCCGACTCATCGGACTCAATTTACTGGTGTCAAATAACATTCATCTCCATTTCTGCCCAATTCAGGCATATCTCTTTTGAACCGCTCTCCCCTCCTCCTTACCCATCCAGACATCTAAAAATCTAAACACCTAGACATTCGTATGTTTTTCTGGAATGGCGACTCTCACAACCAGGTCAATCTCTGTGACCACGCCCAGCGCTTTCAAGGCATCATAGGCGGTAACATCTATCTCGGAGACATCTCGTAGCCGGCAGGCTGTCAATCCGTCTCCAAAGGCCGTAAGAGGAAGGTTGTCACTGTAGTCCCAGTCATGGCCGTCATCATCACCACAGTCGTATTCGTGGGACTGGGCAATGGTTTTGGCTTGCTCCATGTCATAGGCCCGGATAAGAGCTTGGTAGCTATGCTGGTGGGCTCCGTCCTGGCAAATGAAGTCTGCTAGGTAATGTTTCATGCAACTCCGTTTCTGCCCCTGAGGGCATATGGCTTTTCCTATCTCTCTCCTCTCCTGCTCTACCGATTCAGTACGTCAGTCAGACTCTCCCCATAGTTGTCGCAGACCTCTTGGAACAGCTTATAAGTGAGGTCGCTGGCCCCTGTTGGCATAGAGACGAACAGCTCAAGGCGGTCGTCTTCAGATAAATGGTGCTGCCAGCTCTCATCTCCGCTACGGAATTCCTCCATCAGCCATGTAATAAATGTCGCTGGGTTCTGCTCAAATAATCCACTGAAGTCGGGAATAGATTCATCGCCGGCCTCGATATTCTTGATAAGCCAGTCAAGCTTCCCAAGCTCGGCATTAGCCTCCTTGTCGCCCATTGCGCCCATGTCCCCGTCTATGCCCTCGTATGTGTATTTGAGAGCATTCAGGATGGTTTCTAGTTCGTCCTTACTGAATTGCATGCGCCTCCGTTTCTACCCATATGGGTATGTGCCTTATGGCTGTCTCTCTCCTCCTCTCAAGCCGTCAACAGCTCTGGATTGTCTTGAGCCGTCCCAATCACTCGCCCATACTCCATACGCATTGACCTCAGTGAACGACCGTTTTCTCTCGTAATCCTGTCGCTGTTTCCCGCTCTAAACTCAACTCGATAGCCTGTATCAAGCCTGAAATCTTCACCTTGTTCCACCACTTGATGAACATGACGGTAGCCGTCGCCGTTTATCCATGTAATCGAAAACTCAAGCACGTCACCGGTAAAGACCTCAGTCCCAGTCTTATCTCTGAACCCTGTATTTACTCGCTGCATAGACCCCCGTTCTAGCCTCTCGGCCGTATCGCTTATGCACTTCCGCCACTGGTACGAGCGCCCACCCGCTCGCCCACAACACACTATTCTGGCTGAGCTTCCAGCTTCTCTAATACTTCGTCGCGTAATTTTTGAAGTTCTTCATACCTCTGGGATAGCTCTGCAGCCCTGTTGGCTATGGCCAGCCCCTCGTTTGTCAGGAAGACCGTCATGTCAGCAATAGCATCCATTCGCTTCTGATAGATGTCGGCTTCCATCTTCAATGATTCTTTATCATTCATACTTATCACCTCTTTTCTATTCGATTGTTCATGTGCTGTATCTCTTTTGGATACATATATATCATATCAATATTATACTATTATGTCAATACACCAAATCTTGTATCTCTCATTAGCCTTGCCCATATTTTCACACTATAGGTTTAGTCCCGCACCCCAATATTCAGACAGCATCCTCCTGCTGGATCAAAAGAACAGATAGCAGAGCTGTCAAAAGAAGGAGCGAAGCGGCTTTTGATTGCTCTGATAAAATTACATCTCTCCAGCAGGTGGTTGCGACGGAGTCTCCACTCCCCACACTCGCAAGCCCTCTGGTATCTCCTCCACGACTTCACGGTGGCGTGACGATGAGGCGCGGCTTTGCCGTGACTGCTCGGTAGCCACCCGCTCCGGGCGTTTAGGAGGTTGTGCGATCACGCAAGGCCGACTTTACGCATGCGGAGAAACCTTGACCACAGAAAAGCCCCCTGGGCGGCAAATCATCCAGAGGGCTTTCAGATTAGGCATATCACTTGGGCGGTGTCTCTCTACCTTCATCCTGCTAGTTCGAAGTCATGGGCTCAAAGGAGTGAGGTGTTCCATCCCGGTTGGCGTAGATGGTAAAGGTTCCATCACCCCAATCTCTCACAGCATGGCGGCCACTACTGTCTCGCTTCACAAGGACTACATCCCCGACCTTGGCGTCTCTGGCCAAGCCATACTCTCCCCAGATAGTTTTGGGTCGCACGATCATCTCCAGCTTGACGGTCTTTTCCGTCAGCCCCACGATCTTCCAGTCACCCGCATGCGACACGCTCCCGTCGCCGGAAGTTACCCGACTGATATAAGACATTCCTTTAGTCATTTTTCCCCATATCTAGCCTCTCGGCCGTGTGCCTTATGGCTGCCTCTCTCCCTCTCCTTAGGTCTCCACGGTAATCACAATCAGCACCTGTTGTGCATTCTGGAATCGGATCATATGCGACTCACCCAATGTGTCACGCTTCTCGACGTAGTCACCTGGCACGGGTAAAAACCCCTGCTCCTTCATCAGGTCCATCATGGCCTCAACCACCTCGGCCACTGCCTGGGTCTCAAGTTTTGGATCCATGTTCATCACCTCCTAGGGATTGATTGTGTGTACTTTCTGTACTGCTCCTCTCACTAATTCCATCCCCCTTTTCGACTCCACTGAGTTGGCAAAAACCGCAGTACCCAACGACCACCACGACACCCCCGGATCGCCGCTCTAGCCCCTGTAAAGACCGCCCCAGCCCATCATTTTTGCCAACGGACTACCACTGATCATGAGAAGAACAGAAAGAACACACCCCGCTCGCAAGCCCTCTGGTATCGATTATTTCGACTCTTCGACAGTTCGACTAACACTCACCCCGACCCTTCAGGATCTCCAATTACTTCACACGCTCCCTGGAGCGATTGCGGATGAGCAATCGCGTATCGGCCATGAAGGCAGGAGCAACCGCAGCGGAGCGCTTTATACAGGCGGATTAGCCTGTGTCAAGCGCATAACCACGAACCGTGAAGGTCGGCAGGTACCAGCCCCGGGGGGCTTGGGCTTGGCCCAAGGCCGTACAGCGGGCCTTGAAAACACAGGCTCAGCAGGTCGAGAGACCAGACAGCCACTCGGGACGAGAGCGCAGGCTTGCCAAGCGACAGCTAAAGCAGGTAGTGCGACTATGAAAAAAGGGACGCCCTTGCAAGCGCCCCTTTCAAGTCAGGCTAATTGTGGAAGACTGAAAACGGAACTGTATCCCAGGTTTCCGCCGGCTCTTCAACCTTCTCACGCTCCTCATGGAGTTCACGCGCAATTTTCTTGTCTAGCTCATGTAACTCACAGCCATAATGCATCCTTGGATATGGCATAAACTGGTGGCAGAAGCACAGCCACTCCGGCCACTCACCAACGAGGTCCTCTGGACTATATTCAGGACCAGTATCTGCCATCGGCGTATACCCCCTCAATCCCCCACATTCGAGACACTTCTCATCTATATCAGACATACAGATAGAACACCCATGACCTAAAAGCTTGATCTTGTGCCTTCGCAGCTCTGGATACGTAATAGTGACAACCGCTGAATTTGGACGAAAGATGTCAGGATCCGTAAAGAAGCAGCTTCGTTGCTCACCTTCCAGATCGAACGAATCAACCACGTATCCCATCTTCTCCATACGGTCCCCAAACTCTCTTGCATGGAATATCTGACGCTCGTCTATCACTTCCAGATATTGTTGAAATAAACTATCCATAGAGATCTATCCTCCAAGATTATTGTGTGTGCTTTCTGCACGCTCTCCTGTCACCAAGTAATCCTTTGCGACCAGCAATCAATAATTTATTTATGACATGTAGCAGCCTCTATCTGGGAGAGCAAGCCGTCGCATGTCCAGACACGGCCAGCCAACACCCGCACCTGACCTATCGCAACCCTCGACATTGAGGTGCTTGCCGGAGTCATTCGGGATAATGAGGAGAGCAGGAAGCACACCCCCTCCGGGAGCGAAACAGCTCCGACTCCACCACCAACGTCTTGCTTTGGTGTGCTATTCAAGCACGCCATTGCAAGAAGGACTCGGGAAACCTCCCAGGCCACATACCACCGCCACCTCGGACGGAAGAGGTAGCTTTGCTGCCTCGCTGTACAACGGTTGGGAGCGGCTCCACCCAAACCCGACCTCACCACCCTGCTTCCTCGAAAGCAATTCACCCCCGCGGGATAACAACCACCTTCACCATCGGATCCCCGATTCATGGCCACTTCAAACCTCTACGCCTCCAGCAACGCAGGCGCTTGAGGATGATGCACAGGCATCATCCGAATGAGCCGGTCACGGCACATCAGCATCCAGCATGGACAGACCACGCTGACCCGAGAGCCCCTGGCTCAATAGCCCACGGCAACAAACAAGGACGCCTCCAACGGAACCGCCCTTCACCAAAGACTCTTCGATTCTCATCCACCCTCTTCACCAGAACCCTGTTCAAAACAAGGAGTAGTCGGGCCCGATTTCCGGCAATCCCAGAAGATGGACATCGAGCCGCTTCTTGTGGGGATAGGCCAACATCGGATTCCGCCATACCTCACCCATGATGGCGTTCGGGGTGTCGTGCACATCTTCCCTGGAGGCGTACCAGTAGGCGCTGGACCCCTGGGCTTTATGCGTGGTCGCAATCATCTTCTCTACCCGGTTTGGATTGGTTGTGATCGTCAAAACCCTTGGTGCTTCAAACAAATTCACTTCCTCCGGCGTGAATCCGAGGGTCAGGTAGAACGGGTCTCTCGGATATTCGATGGCGAAATAGTTACCATAGCGGCGGATTTTGGAATACCAGTCCCGTCCCCCTTTACCGCCACTCTTGATCGTCTCCGTCCCGCGATCGATCTCCAGGAACAGGGGAAAGATTCTGACATCAGGATCATCCTCACTCCCGGTTACCACTTGCACCAAGCAGAAACCGTCAGGGATAAACCCCTTGAACCGGGTCCGCTTCGAGAGCAGGTCATCGTCAAACCAGTTCAGCACCTTGGCGGCGCCGGTTCTGTCTGTGCCCCGGATGAGCGCGATGATGGCATCGTTGATCTCCAGCTGGTGATCAATACTCTGGTCGGCGAACTGACGCAGTCGCGGCGTCCACCGGATCTCATCAACGAGGTCGGATCTTTCCTCGAGCATTGCCCGCACTATCCTGGTCCCCTCCTTGGTCAGAATGTTGACCGGTGCCCGGACGATGTTTCCTGTGGTCTTGCCCGTCGCCTTGTCCCTGGTCCGGCTGGTCTGGAAGACCATCATCCTCTCGATCAGCCTCGACTCGAACAGGCGCTTCAACGACAGGTCGGCGGCGTCCTTCGCCCCCGCTTCGCTGTAGATCTTCTTGTGACTGTTTATCGTCCCCCGGAACAGCAGATCCGCTATCTGGAGATTGGTGAGGAAGCGGTGCCTGTTCAAGGCCAGCAATATATCCTCCCCGGCCCGGATCGCCTGCAAGGGCCACACCTTGGCCACCAGCTCCTCCTTGAGGACGACGCGGCCCTGGCGTGACTTCTTCTCCCGCTTCGTCGTCGAGGAAGAATCCTCCTTCATCGTCTGCTGTATCGTCGTCGGGGAAGCCATAGTCATACCCTTCTATTGAATCATGCCGGGTGACCAGATACCGGTGGGAATTGGCGATCACCCGGGATAACTGCCCATCCACCACCTCCCCCAGATGCGGCGTGATCCTGACCGTCACACCCTGGTTCTCCACCATCGGATCCTTCTTCTTATGCAGATACGCAACAACGTGACGAATACCCGTATCTTCATTGGCCGGCGGCTGCAACAACCTGGCGTGGTAGTTCGGCAGGTTCATCAATACCCTGGCTTCCTCCTGCCCAAAGCGATGGATGATCGAGGCCCGGTCCGCGGCCGCGATTCGGAAGTAGACCTTGGCGGGTTGCGAGGAGAGAGACGCATTCAACCGTCGATTCCCGATCTGTTCGAAATTCTGGTGAGCCAGGACGGGGATGACCTTTGCAGCCCGCAGCTTGTCGATCGAGTGGACAAAGGTCTCGGACGCCAGCTGGTCGAATTCATCGGCCAGCAGGCGCCAGGAACGATCGTCAGGCCCTACATCCATCCGGGCCGCGGCCGCATTGACGAACATGGCCATGATCACATTGCCCAGCCGGCGAGACTGCCGATGCGGGGTACCCTCTCTCGATGAGACCAAATCGCAGATGACGATCTTGCCGGCATCGAGCCATTCCTGCAGCAAGAAGGTGTTTTGAGGGTGCTTGAGACAGGCACCAACCGGATCCCCGATCAGGAACTCCCGCAACCGCACCGCGGTCGACGCCACGGCATCCCGCTGGACCCGGTTATTGTTCTGGTCCCCCCGGTTCTGCGCCTCGAAGTCGGTCCAGAAATAGATGATGTCCGGGTCGAGCGTGTCCTGTTCGATTGCCTGCCGGATCAATCGCCGACGCTCCTCGGGACGCACCAGGATATCCAGGACCGTTTTCAGGGTGGGAGCATCATCCTCCAGGGCCAGCCAGAGTCCCATTGTCAGGTACTGCTTCACCTGCGTCATGGTCTCGACAAACACCCCGGTACGATCGAACATCTCCAGGACGTTATCGACCACCAGTGTTGGATTGCCATGCAACGGGTTGATTCCCCAGGTCATCCCTTTGGGCGAAAGTCCCGGAGCCACATAGACCACCCGCTCCGGATATTTCGTCCGCGAGGCAATGGTTTTGGCCAGATGGCCGTCCTTGAGATCGAGAACCAGTACCCCATCCCCCTGATCCGCCGCCTGCTCGCACAGGCCACCAAGGAAGAAGGACTTGCCTGTTCCAGGGTTACCAATGGTGTGAATGCTCCACTGGGGATCCCGAACCTCGACCACCTCTTCGTTCTCGTTCATGCCGATTTCAATAGCCATCAGTGATCTCCTTGCCTATGGGGATTGCCTGTCAGGATCGCCCGGCCCGATAGTCAACCGGGCCGGGTCAGCACTTCACTAGTCTTCATCCTCATAGGTCGTCAGCCGGCGCATCTGCTCATCCAGCAGCTTGGCTGCTGCCTCCACCCTGCGGAGGAAGTTGGGTGCCAGGGCAACCTGATCCTCCGGTGACTTCCCCTCCATCAAGGGGGCGAATTCCTCGATTATGGTATTGATCGTCTTCACCGTCTGCCTTGCGCCCATGTCGCCCTTGATCATCTCCAGGTTGTTATTGTCAGCCCTCATCCGGCGCAGTTCCTTCACCAGTGTCATGTCTCGCTCGAAGTCGTGGTCCATCTGCTTCATCTGCCTTTCATGATCATATCCGGCCTGCAACGACTCCATATATCGCTGGTGCTCGAGGTTCGCGTACTTGTTGGCTACCTCACCTCGTTGGTCCGCGGCGTAGACCTCAAGCCGGAGGTCCTCCAGTGCCTGGACCCGGCCATGCTGGCGGTCGATGCCGTCGATGTCGTTCCGATAGCCCGCCATCTGGACATCAATGACCTGCTGGGTCTTGTTGGCCTGGTAGATGCTGCGCTTCTCCCGCAGGGCCGACAGTTCCTCAACCAGCCGGTACATGTCCGACTTGGTGGCGGGATTAACAATCCGGAAGTTCATGAAGAACGTCGCGAGCCAGGCACGGAGTCCACCAAGCCCCTGGTTGCCGTAGAGACCGCGGAAGGCGTCCCTGGTGGCCGCTACGGCCAGTCCGCCCCGCTCACCCGTTCGCTGGATCTGGCGAATCAGGCGGCGCTCTTCCTCGGCGAAGATCATCATCTGTGGATCCTCATCCTCGGGTTCCAAGATCTCGTATTGACCTGTCCGGGGATTGAAGCGTTGGCGATTCCCATTGGGATCCACCAGTGTGGTGCCACCTGATACCCGCCTCGTATTCCGGGAATTAGGGAACGACACCAGGCTGGAATCCTCGTCCCAGTCACTGCCGAAATCGTCATCCCAGTCGCTTGCAACGAATTTCACCTTCTTGTCGAATTTTGGAGCTGCCATGGTTTGTGACCTTTCTGTGCTTTGACGAATGGAAAAACGGGAGGTACCACAAGTAGACCGATTGCTCACTAACCGCATGCTCACAGCGAGGATGCGGGCAGAATATTCGGGCTGCCACGTGCATATTTTTTGGAGTCGGGAATACAACAGCGCATGACTATCACCTTTCCATGGTCATCAGAGACCATGAACTACCGTTCAGGCGATCACCCAATGTGATCGTTGATGTTGCCGAAAAAGGTGGCAACGAAGGCAGTTAAGAAGGTGACAGAGGCTGTCACAAAGTGTGGCCCGAAGGCCACGAGAGGGTTACATGACCCAAAATAGCATCACAGGATGGATACGTCAAGCCGTTATGGATGCCTGTTTCGCATTCAGGGAAAGTCGCTCTCAATAATCAGCGTAATTGCGTTGCATGCACTCCAGACACACTACCGGTAAAGGTTTCACCTTAGCGTTTACCGGTATCTCTAACCGATGTATGGAACATTGAGAGGTACAATAGATAAGACGACGTTCCTCGGCGTGATCGATTCCCTTACCTGACCCATGATCGCCCCTGCTCCTTCTGCACCGACAGAGGCTCCCGGCAGGCTCCGGTCTTGGGCACCGCTGACCTGAAACGTTGGCCATCCTGATTCGATTCAGGGTGTCGTCATTGTCTGGACGTTGATGAGGTGGCGCGGTTAGCACACAAATGTCCAGGTGTCTCCGCGATTTCAGGGGGGGGCGATTACGTCTGAGGAAGTGGTCAACTATTTCCCGCCAGGTACATTATCTGCCTGGTGAATTACAGTCTTTGAAAGCGCCCGTGAGCCATCAAGGCATCAGGATGTCTTGATGGCTATCCAGATTGCTGGTCCTTGAGACCAAGCATGTCTTCGACGATTTTGAACCAATAGGGCATCCGGTTTTTCTTCGTTCCCCACATTCCCCCATCGCCGGCTTGCTTGCTGATCGATGCCGATTTTTCCTTGGTCTTGGCTCGGGCAGCTAGGAGCACATCAATAAACTCATCGATGTCCAGACCGCTGCGATCGCAGAGATTGACGGCGCGGCTGAGTGAGGATGACAGTTTGGCCTCATCCCCGAATTCTCGCGCAAAGTCTTCGATGTACGGTTGGAGCGCGCGCCGGGTCTCCGAGTAATTAATTCTGACCACCCGACCATTCGAAAATTCGAGATCTCTTTCTCTAACTTCTGTTTGTTGTTTAACTGTTTCTTGTGTGTCCACGCCTGTGGACAGGGGCTGTCTACCACCGTGGACAGGGGTGTCTATACCTGTGGACAGGGGGTGTCCACGCCTGTGGACAGGGGTGTCTACACCTGTGGACAGGGGGTAATCTCCCACATCGGGCACTTCATCCTGGTTATCCAGGGGATCACCGGCCATGCGTAACCGGTAGGTGGTGGGGGTGGATCCCCGCACCGTGTCCGAGTTGCGATAGCGGATCAGAATGCCTTTTTTGCGTAGGCTCAGGAGGGCTTTGGTAACCCCGGACTTGGAGAGTCCGGTTCCCCGATCCAGCTGCTTCCCGTCTTTGGTGGTGATCCCTTCGGAGAGCTGACGGAGGGAAATGTTGTCGGAGTCCTTTTTGAAACCGAAGGTGCGGCGGATGATATAGAGCAGCACCTTGATTTCTATCTCGGAGAGATCGGGCAAGAGGTAGTCGAACAGGGCGTCGGGCACCTGGGTATAGTTGGGACTGGAGAATCCCTCGAAGGTTTTTGACTTGAGTTCGTCTTCAGCCATGCTTGCCGCCTGGAGTTAGGATTAGTGTGCTTCTAGTCAGCCATCAAGAATGGGCGCGCAGAGTACTCAACAAGCACAGCACCACGTATTGTCTCCCAGCTGGTAACAGAGTATATGACACTGCGTTAAAAGTCATGATCTCATGACAAGTTGGACATACCGTGAGCCCCGAGGGTAGTAGTGACTATTTAACCTCTTCGGCTGCGGCGAGGTATTCAACAGCCTCACTCACCAGATCCGAGTAGTCCGTCTTTTTGCCAGTATCCAAATATCTCTTCAGCTGGATTTTCATCAGAAGCTGGGGAGTGGTATCTGGCAGGTGATACGTTCGTTTGGTTTTGGGTTGGATTTCTATAATCTCATCAGTTTCATCTTCATCAGGAGACTTCTGCCAAAACTCATCCGCGGCCGGCTTATTCGTCTGGCGGGAGGCGACAGGTGATGGTTTACGGGCCATGACTAGAACTCCTTGGCAATCGTGGCATAGGCTTTAGTTGCGGGGGACACCGGGTTGAACTCCCGGAGCGGTTGCCCGGCTGCCACGCTGTCTCTCACCGCGACGGCTTCTGGTATCGGCGGCTCGAAGAGATGAACCTCTGGCCAGTCCGTCCGGGCTTTCTCCAGTACCGCGGCGGCATGATTGGTTCGGTTCATCCTGGTGGGTAGAATACCGAGCAGGTGTAACTTGGGGTTGATCTCCATCCTGGCATTCGTGATGGAGTCCAGGAGTAGCTGCACCCCCAACAGGGAGTAGAACTCCACAGCCATGGGAATGAGAACCTCTGTGGCGGCCGAGAAGGCGTTGACGGTGAGATTGCCAAGGCTGGGTGGGCAATCGATCAAAACGACGTCGTAGCGGCCCTGGACGGTCTCCAGCGCCTGCTTGAGACGGTCTTCCCGACGTGGAGCACCAAACAAGACCCCCTCGATGGTGGCCAGCCGGATATTGGCAGGTGCCAGGTCGAGATTTTCCCTGACCTGCAGGATGATGTCAGCGAGCGAGGTCTCGCGCAAGAGAACTTCAGATATTTCGTG